ATGGTTTATGTTTGCGTTTTGATCTCAGGGGTTGCACTTACTTTTGCATTTGACCAATTTGTGAAAACTATTGTAATTATTATACAAAAGTGATATGCTATAAATAACTTAATTACTAATAACTTGTATATAAACAATCACGATTTTATACGATATAAAAACTTAAGATTTATTACATTGAAAGGATGAAATATTTATGTCAGTTAAAGATGGCTTAGAAGTGGCAGAAAAAGCACTTAATGTTGCAAAAGAAGGAAGTGGTTTCATTGATAAACTTTTATCTGCTAGTCCAACATATAGAGCCAATAAATTGTTACTTGATGAAATAGAGCATGATCCAAACACGAATCCTATGGAAAAGTATGTCATAATGCGTAATTTGAACAAAATTAAAAAGGAGATTATGAACAATGCAAATATTTATAATATTGCAAATTCAATGCTTGGTGGTAAAGGAAAATCGTTAGAAAAATTACTTCCAACAGTTGATGACGAATGGCTTGGAATGTATGATGATATATCTAAAAATGTATCTAACCAAGATATGCAAACTGTTTGGGCAAAAATTCTTGCATCGAAATGTGAAGATGAAAATTCGATTAGTAAAAAGCTCCTTCAAGTCCTTCAAGTTATGAACTCAAAAGATGCTGAATATTTTTCGTACTTATGTTCACACTCAGTAATGTGTTTTAATCCTGCAGATAAGGAATATTCTCCTATTTTTTTGTATCCAGATGTTACAAAAGATGAGTTGGAAGTTTATGATGATAAATATATCAATTATGAATACTTAACAAATTGTTCGAGCTTAGGATTGATAAATTACAATTCCTCGGTAGGCACCATATTATATAAAAAAGCAGATTTATTAATAATGAATTATTATGGTAAAAAAATTAATATCGTTTCAAGTGATGGGGAAATACGTATTGGTGTAGTTACATATACTTCTTGTGGCGAAGAACTTGTTAAAATACTTCATGAAGGTATGTCAGATAAAAAAGACCCTTTATTAATCTCTAAAATATCAGAATACTATAAGAAAAATGGTTATCATGTTGAGGAGTAATTTTTATTTAAAGAGACTATCAACATATTTGGAAGTCAGATGTTCCTCTATAAAACTGTCAAATCCCTTTTTTGTTCTTATTTGATACATATAGCTTATTTTTTGTATAGTATTCCACTCATCGTTTTTTAAAATGAGTTCTCTTGCCAAACGGTAACATTCAGTTTTATGATTGAGTATTCCTCCGATACCGTGTGATATTCTAATAATAGGCTCTTTTAGAGCTGAAAAGGGTATAAGGATTATTATCGTAAACCCCAACCATATCCAAAAACTACTAAAAATATATTGTAAAACTTCAAGCATTATAACTATCCTTTCAGTATTGTTTATTCGTGATTATCTCAAGCATTTATCATATATCTCGTTTTGTACACCAACACAGAACGGGATATTTTTATTTGTTTTCAGTAAGAAAAACAATTCCCACAATTATGCCTGCAATACGACCTTCGCCGTACCTCCATTATCTTCTTCAATATTCAGCCACCAAGACGATAAGGCTGAACTATAGGTAGCGACCCTATAGCTTCTTACCGTAGATTACTCTCAAAGCTTGTGTGTAATTGGTTATACACAAATTTCACCAGTCATTCAGCATTTGAAATTTTCTTTAAAATCATTACAAGAAAAGATTTATTCCCAATACTGTTATATGGCTACTTTTACCAGCGACTTACCTTATAGTCTGATTTCTCAGACATCAAAACAGACTGTGTTAGTTTGGATTACCTTAAGGACTTTGCGATTCCACTCGTTAGTATAAGGCTTATTCTCCACAGGAGTGTCTATTACCACAGCGATAAGTTCCGTGCCTTTTGAAGCGATAACTCTTAGCACCACGACTAAATTTGAGGATTTTCCTCTCATCTTGCATACTTTCATAATACAAAGTTGACTTGCTTATAAAACTATCATTCCATAAACATTCATTATAATCGTGTCCCGAAAGGCTGACAACCGTTTTCATCGGGGTTATTGCAAACATAATTCTGATAATTATTTTCTCAGAATCATTATGGTAGGGTAGAGTTTAACGTCATTCCACCCTCGACTGGACGTACCGTTTATTAAAAGAGTGTCGGTATCACTTCATATTCGATTTAGTCATTTTGATACACATATCTACTTTGACCGTAGTTGTCCACAGACAGAACTACTAACAGCAGATTATCGAGAACTGCCTACTTGGTGTAAACACAAACGTATTAAATCTGTGTTTACATATAACATACTTATAAACGCCCATTCTGATAAATCAGAATCCAATTACTTCAGTATGTCTATTCTATTCGTACTATCTCGAATGGATAATCTTAATAGGTTTATTGCACACGTTAGAATAAAGTTTTTACAAGGCATCATATCCATTTACTCTTATCCTTGTCATCAGACGAATAGTGTTGGTCAAACACTTTGTCAACTATTGTTAATACAAATGCTCATAGCTATGTATAACGCCAAAAACTATAATCATCATAATTTGAGGCATCTGATTAAATTTGACCATAATATAATCGTACACTCACGATGGTTATTACAAAAACCTTCATTGACAGTGATTTTTACTATTGGGTGCGAGCTTACGACTTGAACGTAAATCTAAGGTTTATGAGACCCTAATCCTACCATTAGACCAACTCGCCATAAAAGAGTTTTGTCATATCACTTGGATAACTCTAAACCAAGCCCACCAATCACACATTATAAAATGTGACCGCTTCGCTGATATGCCTACTAAGCGATATAAAAACCTGACATATTATTTATAGACGTAATTATAAACGTCTGCCCCAGACGTCCAATAAGGTTGGTTGACTTCTTGTAAGGCATAAATAAAAAAGACAGTGAGTTACTATTGCAACCCACCGTCTTAACATTTAATTATTCTTCGATAGAGAAAACAGTTCCAAGACCATCAAGATAATTATACATATTCGTGCTAATATCAGAAGCTACATAATAAAAATCGGCTTCACCGCCAAGATATCTCTTTGTTTCATCATTCCAAGCCTTCTCGACCCAGAGTTCAGGAATATTATTATTCCAAACGATATCAATATAATATTCACCGCCATAGTCGTAGAAATCATAGTCAAGAAGCTGAATATCTATATCATCAATATTCATCATTGCCTTTATAATAGGCTTTACGATATCTCCCTGTGCTATTACAGATACATTTATCTTACGTTTGACATCATCAAGAATATCACCAACTAACATTTCTGTTGTAGGATATGTATTATGGGACTTTACCTTTAACATATAATTACCCCCGAATTACTTACTTTCAGCAACTGTATCCTTGAACATCTTACCTGCCTTAAATGAAGGTACATTCTTCTCTGCTATTTCAATAGGCTTTCCGGTAGAGGGATTCACACCTGTTCTTGCAGTTCTCTTATGCTTTTCAAAAGCACCAAAACCGACAAAATTTACTCTCTCGCCAGTAGCAACACTATCAACAATAGTGTCAAGAATCACTGTAAGTACCTCATCAATCTGTGCCTTAGAAAGCTCTGAGTTCTCTCTAACCTTTGTAATAAATTCAGCCTTTGTCATATATTTTAATTTCCTTTCAATATCAATTAATTTAACTTAATATCATAGTTGCATACAAGACCATTTTTATCGATAACGGACAGCACCGTCTCAGGACGTGTGTTATATCTATTATCAATAGCATAGTTATCTACACCAGACCAACAACCTGCTGAAATGACTTTTGTATTATAAACAGTTTCCATACTATTCTTGTGACGATGACCCATATAAATAAGTTTGGGGCAAATACCATACTGCATTGTGAGATTTTGAACTACATTATTTGACGTATCTTTATCTCCGTGTACAGCATAAATAGTATTATTTCTTACAGAAAACATAGCAATACTTTCATCAATATTGTTTTTATGAAAATGAATATTGCTTATATTCTGTAAAACAGCACTCAAATAGGGGACGAGCAGATTATCTACGTTTTCACCCTTTAAACTACTTTCCTTCTTAGGTGTGACCCGACTGTGATTTCCCGGCATAACAAGCACTTCAACATTGTTGAAATGTTTAGAAAACTCAGTTAGGAGGTCACTAAGATACTGTGTCACAGTAAGAAACTGCTCAATTATATTTTCATTATTTTCACATCTTAAATTCTCGTGAATAAGACCACTTATTACTTCTGAAATAAGCACAGTAATATTTTCAGACTGATGCCTGTTCTGTATTTCTATAACCTTGCTAATACAAGTAACAAATCTATCAGCCAAAATATTAGAATTAAAATGGTTTAAATAATGATTTATTTCAATTCCACAATGTAGATCAGAAACTACAAGAACCATGTCTGTATCAGATTTATAAGACGGAGGAGTAGTGTAATTTAATGACTTAGGAGCGTAATCAGATAACATACGCTTTACCATATCAATATACGATTCTTTTCTTGCTTCCTCTCTTATAATGCGATTATATTCATTACGTTCATCACGAAACTTAATACGTTCTTTTTCAAGTTCTTTTCTCTGTTCCTTAATTTCTTCAAGTAAAGAACTTTCAGTTGTTCCTAAATCAGCCTGACGAAACTTATCATAATTCTGAAATCTATTTCTATATGTATTAGGACGATAATTTGCACCGAGTAGACTATTCAGAATTTCACAAACATCTTCCCAACTACCAATAATATCTTTATCTCGACAAATTCTCAGAATTAAAGCATCATCTGTTTCGCCATCAAATCTTTTATATTCAATCATTTATACCTCTTATTACAGTTCCTCACGATAAGAAACTGAAATCTTAACATCGGGCTTGCCTACAAAATCCTTAATAAAGTCAGCAAGTACAACAGGTTCTTCCATATCTTCTACCTCGATAGTAATTATACCGTCATCAGTAGAAATAAGACCCTTTACGTCGCAACTATATTTTCTGTTAATTTTTGAAGCCATTATAAATATCTCCTTGCATTATTCTAATTCATCTGCATAGTTACTTATCCAACCACGATAATTATGCGTGAGCTGACACACAGCACACCTTTCATCTTTTGCAAAATGATTAAGATAACGTACAAAACCACTGTTCTGAGGGTTACTATATAAATCAATCTGTCCTGAATGACCTATAACAACCACCTTGCAATTATCGTGTATTCTTGTAAGCACCTTTTTCAATTCATCAGTGTAGTAATTCTGTGCCTCGTCAACAATGACGATTTTATTTTCAAAATTACAACCACGCAAAAACGTGTGTGTCATACATTCTATATATGCAGTACCATTCTTTTCATTCATTATGTCTGAATACATAGCTGTATTTAGATTTACACCTATCTTTTCTAAAGCTTGATAAAAAGGCTCAAAATAGGGTTCACTTTTCTCTTCAATCGAACCTTTAAGAAAACCCTGTTTCTGTTCTTGTGTAGGAGCGGCAATAAATACAATGCCATTATACCTTCCAAATTTAACAAGAAGGTCTGCTGTTGCAGTTGCTATTGTTGTTTTACCTGTTCCTGCTCTTGCATTACAAAATACTATAAGTTTGTCTTTGTTCCAAATAGCATCTCTAAATGTCTTTTGTTCATCATCAAGCTTTAATCCAAAGAAAGGATTATTTTCTAATGTTTCCGGTGGATTATCATATGTAATAGAAATTGATTTTCTTCCCATATTAAAGCACCTCGTCCAAGGAACAATCTACACCAATAATATAGTCAGTAAAACCATATTTCTTTGCTTCATCAGCATAAGTGTAAAATTCTACACGATAATTTTCGTCATATTCCTTTTCAGTAAGGTTACTGTGTTCAAGAACATATTCCTTAATTCTCTGCTCACGTTTTTCTTGAAATTTAAGCTGGTCTTTACACTTTGCAGAGCTATCCCACACAAAATTCTGTCCATCGTGAAGAAGAAAAGTTGCATTTGGCATAGCATAACGTTTATGTCCTGCAAGACCAATAAGAAATCCCATACTATACTGATATGCAAGGTTTATCGTATATACTGGAGTTTTACTGTTTGTAATGGCATCTATAATTCCAAACCCATCTATAACAGACCCTCCAACAGATGTACAATACAGAAAAATAGGCTTTCTGTCAGCTACATCAATATCCTTATCTTCAACATTGAATCTCAAAATTTCATAGATTACATCGTGAGCTGAAATAGCTTCAATTTCATCATTAAGATAAATCTTTCTCTCCGAATGTAGACTCATATCAAACAAGTCCGTATATTCACAATTTACAGTGAGATTTGCATTTTCCAGAGGTTTCTTAACGTCAATCATATTAAAATTTTCCTTAAAAATAAGTTACTGTCACCCGACAGCCCTATGTTTTACATAGGATATTTGATTTTTTGTTACTGTCCCACAACCGTGCCTACCATAGAAAAGGAGATAGAAATATATTTTAGGAGGTATATATTTATGAAAAGAGTTTGTAAAAGGAGATGAACCACAGTGGCGTGTGGATATGGTAGGTAGGGTTCTGGGACAGTAGGGGATAGTTAGTTACTCAGTAATTGACCTTACATCAGTATTTCTGAGCTTTGCCAAAGCAATAAGATTTCTCTTTTCTTCAACAAGATAATACTTTCCACGACCTGATTTAGTTCTGAGGGTCTTGTGGATTTCTACATTAGAAAGTATTTTTCTGAGTTCCTGCGCTTCGGCTTTTGAAATTGCGATCAAATTTTTAACCACCATTCATAATAAATTTTTGTTTAATTTGTCAATTTACATTTGACTTATGATATGATATAGTATATACTAAGGGTTATTTAAAACTATATCATATCATATATTAACAATAATAGAAATCACCCACAAACCGCATAGATACGTCATTTGTGGGTGATTTCTATATTAAATAAAAAAACGGAAATTACTTCTTTTTTCTTTTTCTATCGTATTCCTTCACATATTTATCTTGACATTCATTACACCTCTTCTTATTTTTTACTATACCGTCAACCTCAAACTCAGCACCACAATCACAACAAACAATGGTTTTTATATTCTTTTTCTCATATCCTTGACATTTATCACAATATATCTGATGATTAGATTTCTTATAAAACACATTGCCACACTCATTGCATTTTCTAATTTTCTTATTACCGTTATACCATTCAAACCAATATCCAATATTATTATAATTAATTATTTCAAACGCAACCTCGCCAAAACCACCATTATAATCAATCTGCTCCATAAAGTTCATTCTGATACAACCACGATTGTAAAGCTGTAAATAACCCCTCTTAGCAAGTTTTGAAATGAGGTCTATATTTATATCTACCTTACTCGAAATATTACTTATTTTCTTCAGGTCAGAATATCTTGATGTTCCACCTTTAAAATAAATGTTATCATAAGGTTCATCTGGTTTCTTGATTTCAAAGTATTCTTTATTAAGTTTATAGACTATAAGCAATGTAAACAACAGTTTCTTTTCATCAAGAGTCAGTTCTGCACTATTGAAATAATTAATCTCACACTTTAGAACAGGAACACTTTCTATTGTTATTAATTGATTTTTCTTACAAGTAGAATAATCTATCGCCTTATTAACCACCTTGTAGTATCTCATTCTGTGATAATCTTTGATATATTTCTTACAAATATTATGTAGTTCATTCTTTCTATCTTCCTTTTTTCTTATATCAAGAATATCACGAAGATAAAGTGCCACAAGTTTAATTTCTGTGTTAAAATACTTTTTAGAAAATCCGTGTTTAATTATATTTTCAGCATAATCTAAGTCTTTATATTTAAACTCATTCATACTTCAACCTCCTGCACAGAATAGTTTTCACCTAAATATTCAATATTGCCGTTTTTATCAGGCATCGGAAACATTACTGTAGTTTTGTTCATTCTAAGTTTTTCATAAATATATTTACCTATTAACTCCCACATAACATCTTTACTTTTTTGAGGATTATTTATATAAAAATAATCAATTACATAATTAAACGCACCACATATGCTTCCAACAGAAGCTATGATATCATATGTATACTTTGAAAAATCAAATATACCACGTTTATCCTTTTCTTTTTCTGCATTCTCAAACTGCAACTCTCTATAAAAAAGTAAACATTCATCAATAATTCCTGATACTTTTTCATAATCAGAGTTATTATATTCAATATCGTATTTTAAATCTAATACAGCGTTATCAGAACTTTCTTCTTTAATCTTTTTTGAAATTTCAAAGTTAATACCCTCTATGTATTTACAAAGTAAATTCATTGGACTATCACTCATTGTAACAGGCATATACTTATAATAATTATCTAAGAAAGTCATTTGTTCCGGGGTCTTTTGACTTAAATCAATTAAAGACTTTAAGGAAGTGCCAAAACGCTGTTTGCAAGCTGTTTCATTGCTATCAACATATTTATCATACTTCTTCTTGCAATCAGGGTATCTGTATCTAAAGAAATATGGATATTTGTCAAGAAGAATACTGTTATAAAACCTTATTTTCTCTATATCCTCTGGCGTATAGCTGTTCTTTTCAGCCGTTTTATCATCAATTTTTCGATATTCAACCCATAATTTTGGAATACCCTTAACCTCTCGTCCCAGTTTGGTTTTGTCGATTTGACAACTTTGCGCTTTACAACACTGAATTAACCTTGAATATGTAATTTTCCACATATCATTATCCATACCATATTTATCTTCAATTTCTTTAAGTAAAGCATAAGCATTACTGCTTTTATTTGTTATTTGACCGATAATTGAGCCGAAACCAAATTTATCAGCATTCTGAATATCTTCCTTTGTAAAAATTTTCTTTTCAGGTTTTGGAGCATCATACGTCATTGTCAATTCGTTTCTGTAAACACCCTTAATAATTGTGGGGTCAGACGTTGTTGCTAAAATATCAAGGTCAAAATCTGCACCTCCGAAATTCTGCACTGTATGACCAAACCAATTTATTATGATACCAGTTTTGCAATACCTGTACCATTTCTCAGTTTCAGCATTCTTTTTTAAATTCATAACAACGTGTTCCGATCTGAAAGTGAGGGGAGACCTCATACCGTCTACTTGTGTTATGTTGCGCTCATTCCAATAGTTTGAATAAAATTCATCTTTATCAAGCAATCCAGTGGGTTCAATACCACAAACGTGTTGCATATAAGCATATGGGTCAGATACTAAAGTCTGAAAATTACCCTTGACATAAATATCACCCATACAGCCTTTTTTTATTTTATTCTTTATCAATTCCCTTATTTTTGTACGAATAAACTTATCATTCTTCAAATTGGGATTTATCACAAGTGACTTCAACCAATAATTATCACTACTTCTCAAAAAAATGTTTATGCTTTCTTCTGTATTATTTACTCCAAGCAAAAACAGCAACATATATTCAAAATTATCATATGAAACACCCGTTATCCAATCAACAAAAGGTTTGCATAGTTCCTTTATATCAGTTTCGTTCAAGTTCAAAGTCTGTAAGAACTGATAATTCATCTTTAAAATGTTTTTACACTCTTTAGGTGCATACTGAGGAATACCCCATTTCAAACCGTTTTTGTGGCATTTTTCAAGGTAATCATCAACACCATCATAACAATTCCAAAGCTTAAACTGCGATTCAGAAATAATAATGTCGTAATCTCGAAGATCAGCTTTTATATAATTTCCGCTTTCATCTTTGTAAATCGTATCTACTATGTAATTACCACCGTTTACTTCTTCACAAAATTCGTGAATGGGGAACGTACAAAGCATACCCTTTATAAAGCTTTGCCTTAATCCAAATTGTGAGGGTATATAATCTAATCCTAACTCATCAGCCCATTTCTTAGCCTGTCTTGGAGATATAAGTCCCATTCCGTCAGTTCTGTTAAAAGTCTGTGTAACGGTCTTATCTTCTACTAAATCATCAGTGTTTCCTGCTATCTCAGTTACAAAATGTACGTTAAAGGTATCAGTATTTTCAAAATCTTTAACTACAATAAACTTTGGTTCACTTACAACCTGAGTTGCAGAGCTGCTAAGTCCAAAATAGGCATTATATTTACTTGCAGCGAGAGGAATATTCTTATTTCTATCATTATCAAGTCTGTAAATTACTTCATCAATAATATCATCTGGACAAACCACAATAGTTGATTTACGAGCTTGTCCAGCAGAACAACTCAACCTGTGATAAACCTTACCGTTTATTTCAACGCCATTTTCACAAATATAATCATAATCTTTTGTACTTTCCATAACGATGGTTACATAATCTTTTACATATAGCATATCGTCTATTTCAGATTGCACTTCGTTTCTATTAGCAACAATCTTTTCAATGTCATCTTTTCCAAGAGATTTTGAATTTGAAAGCTTTTTATCATAAATTTCTCTTTCTGTATATGATTCTTCAACCTTATCAAAATCAATAATCTGTCCACGGACTTCCCTTATTGTACGAAGCATCTGACTATCAGCCAATGCAATTACACATTTTAATTTTTTAGCTTCGTCAAATTCCATATTAATTTTATACCCAAATTCCTTCAGAAGCGAAGATTTAAATTTCAGTGTATATATCTGTCTCATGTGTTATTATCTCCTTGAATTTAATAAAAATCTGTTTTCATACATTTGTATTCTTAATTCTTTCTTTAGCAATCTCAAAATATGTATTATCTAATTCAATCCCGATAAATTTACGATTAAGATTCTTACAAGCTACTCCCGTTGAACCTGAACCCATTGTAAAATCCAATATAATGTCACTCTTATTGCTAAATGTCTTTATTAACTCTTCCAATAATGCAACTGGCTTTTGAGTTGGATGAAAATTAGATTTTAAACAATCTCTCTGAAACTTCCACACCTGAGTAGGATATCTCCACCCAGTATCTATGTATTCTGTAACCTTATGTTCTTTATTGTCCGACAACTTACCGATAACACCATCTTTTACTTTGTTTGAGCGTGGTTTACCCTCATATTTAATCATCTGTGGGTTATATGTAGGTTGTTTTTCATAAAATATAGATATAGTTTCTACCGTTTTACCAATTCTTCTTTTAACCTGCTGAATATTAGTTAATCTTTCCTTTTCCCAATAAATATCATATTTATAATCTTTTAGATTAGATATTCTCAACTCAGAAGTAAAAGGTTCTTGACCAAATAATATGATTGGACTTGTAGGTTTAGTTATTCGTTTCAGCTGCTTCCACATATTATCAAAAGGAATTATAATATCCCAAGAGCAGGACGTAGAGCCATAAGGTAAATCGGTAATTACGCAATCAATGCTTTTATCAGGTATATCTTTCATAAGTTCAAGACAGTCACCACACCAAAGAGTAATATCATTCATACTTGTCACCATCCTTACCATTCTGTATCAGTTTCCACAAATCCTCCAACGTTTCAGAAGGTACAACATTGTTATTTACATCAGTAACTTCCATATCTTCCTTAGTTCCCCATTCTTTCTCATATATGTACCATTCTATCCACTCATTGTCATCACCAACAATATCTGAAATAACCTTAATGATAGGGAACAATGATGTATTAGCAACAAACCTATCCCCAACGTCACCAAATATATCATCAAGTTTATCGTACACATTCTCCAATGAATCGTGTCTCTCCTTAATAACAGCCATAAGTTTTATAAATTGTTCTTTGTTCATAATATTACTCCCATATAGAAATTACACAATCTGAATGAGATATTAAACACGTTGTATTTTAAGCGCTAACTTCATCTATAAACTGTTACCATGCTAATATTCTCATTCAGATTTTTTTATTTATATGTAATTAACAGTTATAGCCCATTCCTTTTGCTTTTCTGCGTGATTCAGCTCTTTTATCTGCTTCCAGTTTTAATTCAGCACAGCCACATTTAGGAATCCAAGCTTCTATGTAATCAATAACTCTTTGATAATCACCCTTTTTAGTGCGAGCAATTTTACTTCCAAGACCTGCATGAGAACGTGTGTCAGCATAAAGTCTCTGAATAAAAATTTTCATATATTTAGATATATCATCAGTATTATAACTAAGAATGTAGCATATTCTTTTCCTTGCTGATTCAATTATAGTTTCTTGCTGCGTAGTAGTAATTTCCTCATTTAGTTTAAGCTGTATCATATCTCCTTTGAGCGTGTCAATATCACTTCTAACAGCATTTATCGAGTTAGTTACAATACCAAGCTGTTGTGAAATTTGAGTTGTAGTCATTGCATTTTGACCCACAATATTCATAAGAGTTTGCATATCATAATTATTATTTACTTTTGAATTAATCATTGTTTCCATAATTTTTCTCCTTAATCAATGTTCTTTAAAATGTTTTCTGCCCAAGCTTTAACTAATGTTACAGCTTTTATATATGCTTTTTCCTCAGATGTGGGTAACTGCTCAATTTTATCGCTTAAATATGCAAGACCACCTACATCTTTGATAAATGCGTCTACCTTTGCACAGAAAAAAATAGCATCATCAATAATTTTATTCTCAGCCTGTTTCTGTATGCTCTGTTCTTTTTCAATTCTAATCTGTTCCTTTAAAGCACTTAATTCTTTGTGTTTAGCATCAAGCTCAGAACGGAGCTGTTGATTATCTTTTACACGCTCACGATTAAGTATAACCAAATCATCGTAATCGGCAGGCTTGACCTCAACGGTCTCAACAGGGCGATTTGCCAGTTCTTCTTCAAGCTCCTGTATCTTTGCCTTGAGCTCGTCAACACGCTTCATCTTGGCTTCGTATCCTGCGATTTGGTTCTCTTTTTCTGCAAGTTGCTCCTTGATTTTCAGATACGCCTTATTTGTCGAGAGTTTGCCTTCGTCCCAGTCGGCGAAATCTTCGGGAGTGAGCGTGTCGGCGTTATCGACTATGTATTTTTCTTTTTCGTACTGCTTACCAGAACCAATGCCGACCTTTTCAGCGACTACATCTCTAACCTTACCTTCAGCCTGTGGAAATGTTTCCACAGGCTGTGGATTAGCACCGCCCGTTGACGTTGCCATTCTCTCCCTCGCCTTAACGCTCTCAATTTTTTCAAGTCTGCGAGCATATTCAACTCGCTCTGTCTTTGAGAAATCTTTGCGGACTTCGTTTTCGCTAATCTCGATGTTAAGCTTCTGCTCATCAGTGAGAGAACCCCATGTTCTGACTTCTACTTGACGATATCCTAACGACTTCATGGCTCGAAGTCTGCGCTCTCCTGCAAGAAGTGTAAATGTGCCATCGGTCTCGGCAATTACAACAGGTGGGTTGATAAGCCCATTCTGCTTAATATCATCTGCAAGTTCCTGAATGTTTCCAAAGTCTTTACGGATTCTGTTTTCTGTTTTGATTTTTGTGATATCAATTAACATTGAAAATCCTCCTTAATATAGAATAAAATTAATATGTAGTCCTCTGCCCTCGGCAAGAAGATACTCTTGCTATTTTATGATATTTTATTTTTATCATCTCCTTTATTTAGTCTAACAACAAAACAACCATCATTACTATTATATGTAAAATCAACATCCTCAAATTTCATAACTTCTTGTATCTGTGATAAGTGAAATAAATAAGCAGTCTTACCTTTCCTAATCTCAGATAGTGTATCGTTTATCATATTGACATAATATTTATCTAACGTATCACCATCACAAGTCATCCTATGTCTATCATTAATAGGTCTTCTCATAAGTCTCTTGTCGTGTGATTTGCCAGTATTCATACGAAGGTTGAACGAGATACTACTCATAACTTCACTCATATTCTCGGGAAAGTAATTTGTGCAACAGTAGGAAAGACCCCTACTGCTACAATTACTAAATCCACAAGTAGAACAATCATAATGCAACCCTACAGAAGCAAATTCCTTAGCAAAGTTCATACTGCACCACCTGCTTCCACATTGCCAGTTTCCATAAGGTGATTTACAGCCTTGGTAAAATCACGTCTATGGTTCATAGTGCTTTGACTGCACTGATAAATTATGTTGTGATTAATATTCATTTTGTAGTCACCTCACCTTCTATGAGGAGAGCATTAACCGTTTCAATGAAACAATGCTGATATATGGGTTTATCAGCAATAACATCAATAAACCTAACATTTTCATATTCATCAAGATGATATTTGTCTTTGAAAAGCCAAGTAGCCGAGTCATACCAAAAATATGAATATTTTTCTCTCATTGATTTAAAAACTATTTCATAAGCTTCGTCATGCGATATACCAAACGATGTTGCAATCGTGGCAATATGCTTATCGGCAACGTCAGTTATCCAAATATTAAAATCTGGTTGTGATAAATGTTGATAACATTCAACAGCTTCATTAACCTTATTAACTAAATCTATAACTTGGTCATATAATTGGTCATATAATTTTATTGCTTTTTGACAGGTATTCATTAAACACTCAAATTGTTCTTTTGGAATCATTACTGTATCGTCATAACCACCAGATAAATATTGTAAATAGTCTTTTGCCAGTGAAGAAGAATTTAAATCATCTTTAATAGGAATAGGGTGTTCATTAACTTTCTGAATAATGCTACTAACTATTTTTGTTGCATTATCAAAATTAATATCAAACCATTCCCTTATAACATTATGTTGAGCAAAAATCTTATGGGCTATTGCTTCAGCTTCGTGAATATTACAACAATCAAATGATTTATAGGTAATAATTGGATTTGTTCTTCCTGTATTTAAATTTCCAATACGCTGAGACACTTTTTTTGAAGTCTTTCCGATTTTTACAAAATTGTTATCTGGGTCTAACGCCAAATATATATATCCAACACGATTAAGGTTATTTAACAAATGATTTGTGTGATTATCCTCATATTCTTTTATAATTTTTTCAATATCACTATCTTTTATGTTATAATCCATTGTAATCTTATTTTTAGACTTCATTTTTTATTATCTCCTTTTTCACATTACATATAGTATCGCCACTTAACTCATTACATCTCACTCAGAACCACATCGTCCATATCCTCTGAGCCAAGCCCCGTTTCAATAAATATGTTTCGAGCTGTCAGCAGGATATAAGCATATGGTTTTAAGTAACGTTTATATAGATATTATTATCTACTATTAATATTTTGAACTTTCTGTTGTTTCTATGTACTTTTCGTTGAGTATCTTGGTGGATAACTCCTTTAGCTCAGGAGTATCATCAACTATATCAATGGCATAAGGGTTATAGGTTATGTCGTGCTTCTCTATGTACTGTTGCTTGAACTTGTCCACTGGCATATCATACTCTTCACGCATAGTCTTGTAGATTTCTCCATAAATAGTTCTAATACCATCATTAGTATTATTACCCATAAGAGAAGCTAAGTGTCTGATCTGTATACTCACATCGGTCTTCCATTTGGAGTATAATGTTGGCGGTGTGATTGTGGTGAGCAGCTGTGCGATACGAGAGATATTATTAGTTGCACCAGCTATCTGAGTGGCGGTTTCTTTACTTATAGTAGGAGCATTGCTTGAAGTTGCTTTATTAATGATAAGATTTTCAATAATATCATAACACCAGTCCATAAATTCATCGGCAACTGGCTGACGTGACCAACGGCAAATTTCCATTATACCTTTACGATTATAAAAGGTACGTTCTTGAATGGCTCCGTTCCCTTCATTACCGCCACCCCCAAACTGGGGGGAGCGACTTAGTTCACTCTTTATACGACAACTAAATCTATCCAGCCTGTCCTTATGCTTCAAGTGAATTTTCTCAATAGCCTTTGCTGGATTACTATATCCCAATGCTCTACCAATCTGTTCTCTCGTTACAAGGTATTCATCATCGGCAGTGTTCCAAAAATCACAAGGAATAGCATCCATAAAGTTTTCTGTGGCTGTAAGTTTTAATGCATTCATCTCAACATCTCCTTTAATATATATTTTTTTAATTCCGAGCCTTTTACTGCTCCTAAGTATAGTATATACTGGAAATTTCAGTTTGTCAAGTAATTTTTATGATAAATTTTATCACTTACTTGCTATTAACAGAAGGAGCAAGTACAGGAGCAAATTCCTCAACCCCATACCTCTGTTTAAGCTCTTCCAGTAATGCCTTGATATTATTCTCAGCTTGGTCATCAGGAAGTACATATATATTAGGCACATTTCTCGGCTCACCGTCTATGTAACAACTGCCTGTAGTGTATTTAATGAAGAGGTTATGGTCTACAAAAGCATCAAGACAAGTATCTATCGTCTTACGATTAAGGCGTAAATCCCTCACAATAGTTTTCTCCAACCCATAATGAAATCCATAAGCTTGTTGCTTGTTTTCAATCATACGACTTCTCATATATGTATATATCTTTAGCAACACAGGTTTACTTATAGGGGATTTAATAGCCATAAGCACATCAAACACAGGGATAGTAAGCTTGGCGAATGTCTTAGTGGGAGTATCATTGAATTTTTCAAGTACATTAAAGACAAGATACGATACACCCGAAGCAGTCAACACATCATCACCATACACTTGAGCTAACTCTTTTTTGCTGATAAGCTCTTTTAACGTAAAGCGTATATAAGATGAAAATGAGTTTTTATTTCTATTATTCTCTGAATAACCACAACGTTCTCTAATATAATTTATAGAGATACCTGTAGTATCATTTAGATTGGTCTTCTCCCAAAGACAGAACTTAATCATCTCACGCTTGTAGTCTGTCTCTAAGTAATCGGTAGGGACAGGGTAAAAGTATTCCAAAAATTGTCATCTCCTTTTTTGTTTTTTATAAAATAGGGTATGTTGCACTGTATGCAACCTAAATTTCAAAACTACTTACATCCAGTGCAACCTATTTTTCAATTTTAGTTGCAATACTGTCACTTCTACTGGAACGTCTTAAGAATATATAAAGAATACATAAAGAATAGATTTTGGGCGATAATGTTTTGCAACTTGATTTAAACAGTTATTTGTAAAGGCAGTCAATTCAATCGACACCCTTGAATAATAAAGCCCCATTCAGAACGCTTATGTTAAACTCGATATCCCCAAACTATCCCCAAACTGGTGGGATCGACTTTAGATTACTTTCAATATGGCTCACTTTGGGGAGAGTTGCTATTAATTTTTCAACTGTTACCGTTTTGGTTACGGTTAAGGGTAATAAATGATGATTATAAAATTATGCTGCTCACAGAAAGTATGAAATGCTTTTTAAGGTTTTTATTTTGCATTTATTATTTTTATCATCTCCTTATTTATGTGTATATGTGCAAAATATTCTTGCTTACTTCTTATTATAACATCTATTTCTTTTTTGTCAAGTGCTTTTTAACATCTACTTATTGAAATTTGTGATTTCTTAGACCCCATATTGATTGTTTAACCCCTTGCGTATTTCTGTCCAGCAAAGCTGTCCAGAAACGCCCCATTTCATTGGGACTATACGCTTGTCCGAAAAAACAAGTTTTTCGTCCAGTATATATTATTTATTTGCTCAATCAGACACTGAGACAACATGGACATCATATATAGTTCTTTCTTTTCCGTATTTATCTATAGTCATTTGTTTTCTATCAATTTTGAAAACCGTTCCAATATCAAGTATCAACTCACCATCTCCTGCATTGTGTTTTGAATTACTATCTTGTAAATCATTTCCGGCTAGGTTACTAAAGTAACCTGTAAACAAATAGTTTGTACCTTTGGGAATTAAAATATTCATATATACATTTCGATAGTATGTGTAATCAAAAAGTAAAGTAGTGTACACAAATCCATTATGGTATAGATAACCCTCTGGATATCCTTTTTCTTTTGCCAACTGCGTTTCATAATTGATAGATTCTACACCTCTATGAACAATTATGTCTTCCGTCAATGAGTGCCTTTCTATTAATCTTTGTACAAGTTCTTTTTGAAAAAGAATATCACCACCTAAATTAGACCTTTGACGAATGACGTTATTAAGTGATGTACCTATACGATTAATTATTATTTTTTCTTTTTCGGTGATCCCTTCATATGGATTTTCAACTGCAATAAATTCGTTTATATCTTCTGGTGTTTTAAATTCTTTTGGCTCTTTCTGGGAATACATATTATTTCTCCTTTCATTTTTTCTATATTATATCATATATTGTTATTTTTTTACAAACCTATAATTTTAATGACCTTCGATTTATTTTGATAAGCTTACGATGTTTACTTAATTTGAGATACTTCTGATGCTTAGATATAGGTTTAATTTTTTGATACTTTTGATTGATTTTTATAGCATTCGGAGAAAGTATAGGTTTTATCGGTGTTTGAATGATTTAGGGTTTGTGTTGATTTTTGGAGCGTTTGAGGTGAGATCTGAAGTGAATAAGTTGTATTTTTGATTTAGTTTTGAGTACAGATGAGATATTATGATGTTATTCTCGAAGTGTTTGTATTAAGCTCTGTAATTAGATTTGAGAGACATTTGTGTGGATAGAGTAGATTTATGTTTTGAGTATGAAAGTGAGCGTAGAATGTGTTGTAGTTTATCTGAGAGTGTGGTATGAATATGGATTTTGGGTTTTGAGTTGGGATTGTTCTAGGATTGTTTTTTTGTTGGTCTGGAAGTGGGATAGATAGGGGAGTTTATCGAAGAGTGGTATCGAATGATTTTTGATGATTTTTGGAGTGAGAGATTTGGTGATGAGATTTTTAGTGATTTGAGTGTTGATTTGGATTTTTAGACGTGTGAGTTGAGTGGAACTACTATAGGCTTTCTGAACAATCAAACTGCAATTTCAAATGTAAACATACCCCCTCTGTATTGCCGATTCTATGCCGTTTTTCCCCCAAAAGCAACATAGACAGACATATTTTAGAAATATTTCTACTAACATTTCTTAATGAATTTTAGATCTGGTTTTTGGCAACATTTCTTGAAGTTGTTATTTTTGTGTGCCGAATTGGTTGTGCTTCTATACAATAGATATACCCCTATGGGGTATAGGTTCGCTATAAATTTATTTAACACTGTTAACTATTTTCAACAAATTGTTGAAAATAGTGTTGAATATCTGTTGAAACTGTTGAAAAACATTACACGTCAAATATTCGACAAATACTTTACTACACTAAACTACATCATATCACTATACAATATAATCACATAGCCATATACAACATATAATTACACCCAAACAGCATACAAATAATCTTCTTCAGGCATATTCTATAAAATCCCTATATTCATACTGCATTACTATATTTTTACACTTCTACACGCTAAAACATACATAATCTATAATTAACAAATTAACTATACAACTAACACAAAAATCTATCGGCAAAAAACACACATAACTAAATCAACACTCAATAAAATATTGCCGATAATATTTTTGACTATAACATCAGACCTCTAATAACATTCTCCCAACTTCCAGATTCTCACCTAATCATAAATAATAACACGTCATATAAACAAATATACACGCTCCACAGCAACATTATATACAATAGTATAATTACACTACTACATATATTAAACGGCTGTATGGGCGTGTATGGTGTGTTATAGTGATATGTTATCGGTTGTATTCCTCTGTTGGTATATCATTATTTATAATGTACAACGCTGCATTTATAAATAATGACTGTTTGCTTATATTCATATCGTTACAATATTTTTCAATAATTTCATAATCCTTTGGCTTTATGCGTAACGCTGCATTTCTGTAGTTTTCTTTATTATACTTATTGTTATAATCTGATTTGTTATACATTTTGTATCATTCCTAACTATAATATTTTGTGCATTATTATATGCTATTTTTCTAAATTTGTGATTATAATTCTTAAATTTGTGCAATATCACAACAAATACGCATTATATACGGTATATTCAACTGTTTATACACTATTTTATGCTTATATTTTGTTGTCATTTTGCGCAATTTGCGTCATAATGCACAAAGCGACTTGCTTTACACCTGCGTTAATGTGTGCTATAATATAATTACAGTAAAGGAAAGGAAAACGAAAGTTAAACCTAAACTTTACAAGTAAATAAGAAAGGACGGTAAATACATAATGTCAGACTATGAAAATGCCGATACAGAGTACACCACATACTCATATATCGGCAAGGCTGACGGGCTTGAATATGCAAGTTGGGAAGAAGCCATTGAAGCAAATTCAAGTAATTAAGCCGTAAGTTACAAGGGCAGAAAGTGACATCAAGGACGCCCTTGTAATTCATAGTCTAAGCATAACACATTAAAGTTATTTTGTCAAGAGCTATTTTATTCGTTGTTTGTATTGTCTATATACATCTTGCAAGCTCTAACAATTAATTCCGCTTTACTGATATTATTCTTTTGGCAGAACTTTTCAATAATATCATAATCAGCAGGTTTAATATTTGCTTGAATTTTGCGGTAATTTTCTTTGTTATATTTATTGCTTGCTTTAATATGGGCTTTACTCATCGGCATAAATAGCACCTCTCTGTACATTATGCACAAATAAATAACAGTAATCCATGTTATATTTATGCGCAATTTTTCTGAAAAACTATTGACATTAACAGTAATCTATGCTATAATAATAACAGTAAAAAACAAGAGAACAAAACAAAATCAAAAACGTTCAAAATGCCCTTTACAAAATAAACCGTATCCGATATAATATAAGTACCAATTATATTATAAAGGTGGTGAAAAGGTGGTGTATGAAATGACTGGAAGAGAAGTTGTTAATTTGATTGACAAGCTCAGATCTGAAGGACTTGACGATACAAAGATAATTGAAATTATCAAGTACATTGAGTTAAACGACCCTAAAAACAACACATCAACCAAATTAGATAATAACTAATCATAACACAAAATCCCGAAAAAGTCAAGCCAATAAAACGGCTTGACAAATCGGGAACTAAAAAATATAATTAAAGGAGCTAATAATTATGAACACTATAAAAGCAACATTCATCCAGGTGATCCGCTTCAGACTTTCCGAATTCTTCCGCCGTAACAAGCGGAGAATAGAGGTAAAAACCTGCACAATGCAATCAATATAAAGTAATTGATAATATGCTATGCAATTTTATGGAGGTTAAATATTATGTATAATTATCTTAAAGCAATGAAATCTGATATAAAGGATTATATCAAAAACGAGGTCAATATTTCATACTATTCCGACCGTGAGAAACTCGAAAACGATCTGAATGATATCCTTTGGAACGAAGACAGTGTAACAGGCAACGCAAGCGGAAGTTACACATTTAATTGTGCTGAATCTTTCGGATATGTTGATGATAATATGGATTTACTTTCCGAAGCTTGTGAAGAATTGTGCATTACTAATGAAACAGTAGGCGAAAAATTTCTTAATGAAGATTGGGAATATTTTGATGTAACTATCAGATGCTATCTTTTAAGTCAGGCTATTTCTGAAGCACTGGACGAAATAGAAAATGATCTTGAATTTGAAGGATAAACATTTTTCAAGCCGTCAAACACAAGTCAATAATAAAATCTGTTTGACGGCTTCATAAAGTGCTTATTTCAAGCATTAAAAAATCATATGGAGGGCGTAAGCTATGGGCAAAAAAATAAAACTTGATTTTGGGGAGTTTGTGCATTTTCTTCATAAAAGAAAAAATGGCTACTATGATTTTTATAGAACAGCATTAATCAAAAATGATAAAAAAATCTATGGTACGGCATACAAACTAACAAGATCATTAACTAATGATGATAAAGCATATATATTATCATGGAAAAATACACGGCTTTTTATATCTCAAGCACAATATGCACCAGAATTGAAAAATAATTTGGTGTTTATCGCTGATAAATGTATTTGATAAAACGTGTATTTGATAGGAGGATTTAACAATGACTAAAGCGGAAAAAGCAATAGAAAAAGCCTATAAGGCTAAATGCAAACTTGCAACAGCATACAATGTTGAAATGACTTCTATAGTTTGGATGGGTGACAACAAGTTTATTATTGTTGATGTTGATAATGGAAAAGAAATTGAAGTAAATGCAGAATAAAACAATACTTTGATGACTTTGATAAAAGGAGGAAAAATTCAATGTTCATAATAGTTTTAATGCTCTATCTTTTCGCAGGCGTATGTGAAGATATATGGCTTCAGATCAAAAAATAACACGGAGGAAAAAATAAAATGAGAACAAAAGTAAGAACAACAAAACGGAATATAAATATTATAAACCTTGTAAGCACTGTAATATTATTGTATATCCTCGGAAGTTTTTTCGAGGTCAATATACATAATAGGCTTGATGCCGATCCATTGGAAAATCCGTATAACGTGTTTAGCTTACTAAGTCAAGCTATGGAAAATAATTGAGGAGGAATAGCCATGAGCAACACAACATTCACAAGCTTTACGGAAATCCTTACAAGCTTATATAATGGCAATAGGGGAGAAGCCCAGCAGGCAGCGGAAGTTATCAAGTATGATAACACATTCAGTCTGTCGGAAGAATCCCAGCGTCATAAACAGTATAGGGCTAATTATGAAGCCCTGAGACTGAAAAAGTATTTTGAGGACGTAACCATTCATTAGCGATGTAATAAAAATCGATTGACTTCACACGGATATTATGATAGATTAAATATAAAAAAGTACATTTAACAGGAGGAAAATATTATGACTATACAGGATTTTATGGAATTACTTATTGACGGTGACTCACAGCATTTTAATATTTACGATAACGAAAAGGAAGAAATTATATTTGACGGAGCTGGTAGCGAGATGCCAGATGAGCTCATTGATGAGGAAATTTCTTCTATAGATAATATCTATGGAGATAACGTAGATATTATCACATTAAATATCAATTAAGTGAAACATATTAACGCAAAAGAAATTATAGCGGAAAATCTCACCTCAGATATAGTTTTTATATTTGATGTACGTGATATACTTAATTATAAAACATAAAGAGGAATTATATATGAATACTTGTAGACTGTGTGGTGGAAATTTTGACTTTCGTAAGGTACAAATAATTGATGTGCTTGGTGAAGCAAGTATCACGTTCTCTCCAAACCTTAATAGTGTACCTGATGATTGCAAATTCAAATTTTGCCCTGAGTGTGGAAGAAAATTGACAGATAAAATTGAAAGTGAGGAAAATAATAATGCGACTTGAACGGAGATGATAAAAATGCCAAAAATAATTCCCATCGAAGAAACCGAATTTACACTTGAAGCAAACGGCTGGAGTTTTCATATCTGCCTAGGAAGCCATACAAGCGGAAATTATATAGCGATTCCCGACTGGGGAATATGCTCTGAGGCATCAGACTGGAACGATGTGCAGTGGAATAAAGAGCAGCTGGAAAACAGCCTGAACGAAACAATATCGAATAATGCCCAAATAATTGCTATTGCAGTATGCAAATATATGATGGAGTAAATCAAGTTAACGTAACTAATAAAACAAAATACCTCTTGACAAATTGGAAAAAATATGTTAAACTAAAGCTATTGGAATAATAGTGCGTTTTATCATTTTCACAATTTTGTCAGGAGGATTTTTATGGATAAATTTAAAATGTACCAAAAAGGTATCAGCATTAAATCCCTTTATAATATGTATTATGAGGATATTCCCGAGGTTGACTTCACGGACGATATGCAGCGTGGAGAGGTGTGGAGCAATACCCGAAAATCCCTCTATATTCATTCAATCTTACTGAAGATTACCGATGCACAGTCCCCATTTATTGCAGGTGTAAGGGAACTCCCCAACGGAAATACTCTCCTGAAAATCTTTGATGGAAAGCAAAGAGGAACAACTATAATCCACTATATAGACGGAGACTTTGCCCTTACAGGACTTACAAACGAGCCTGATATATACCTCAACGGAGAACCTGTTAAGCTTCAGGGGAAGCGTTTTAAACAGCTTCCTCCCAAACTCCAAAGCTGGATACTTGATACAACTCTGAATATTTCTATAATGGAAAATGCTACACCCGAGCAAGAATCTCTCATTTTCCGCAGACTTAATAACGGAAAATCAATGAGTAAATTTGATATCGCCCGTTCCTATAAGCAGGGAATGAAAGACATCAAGGAGCTTACTAACCACGAGCTGTTTAATGTAATGCTCACCTCAACAGAAAGAAAAGCCCTCAAACAGCAGGAAATCATAATCAGATCGTGGATAGCTCTCTTTGAGGACGAACCAAATTTAACACCAGCTCACGTTAATGAGGTTATGAAAGTCCTCAGTATTGATGCAGACGAAAGGGAACAGCTTAAAACATCATACGACTTTATGTTTGAAACATATAAGATCATGTCAATAGAGAAGGAAAATTCAGACGTGATCAAACTGATGTTCAAGCCCACACATTTCATCGGATACCTGCCATACCTGGAAAAATTCGATACACCCGAGCAGTTTGCAAAGTGGGTGGAAAAGTTCTTTGGAAATATGCCTGAAGCATACGCATCGCTTGTCCGTGAGCATACAACCAGCCCTTCAAGTATAAAGGCAAGAAGAGAACTTATAGAAAAATCAGTCAATGAGTTCCTCGGAAAATAATATCAATATAAAAAATATAAAAAATAATCGTCATCTTTGATCAGGTGACGATTATTTTTATTTGTCGGAACAATAAATATATTGACATATTTGGAAAAGCATGGTATAATACAAGCAGTAGGGAATACATTGGCGTTGTTTTGAAGAGTTTGGACGTATAGAGTAGGCGGTAAACCTCCCGACCATCACCACATTGGTTGGAAAGGAGGTCGAAATTCACAAACCTTTGTGGAATAACTGCAAAGGAGAGTGGAAATTATTTCTATTGATACTATTATAAATATTATCAGCTGTGTTATTACACTGGTTGATTTTATCTTTAGTCGTATAAAGAAGTAATCCGCCTAAGTACCAGTTAGGCGGATTATTAACACTTAAAATCATTAATTCGTCGGGAACTATCGTCTATCCAATGTGTTCCCTACATTTATTATTATACAGTATATACGCAAATTTGTCAAGAGAAAAGTCTGTATTTTTATAGATTTTTCTGCACAAAAAAGGAATATAAAAAAGATGCTAAAAGGATGTTTGTTTCAGACGTCCTTTTTTATTACCCAAATCTAAGCGGAAATTTTTCGGATTTTTACCAATAAAAATGTCATCATGAGTAAAAGGCTAATGTTTTTCTGAAGAAATAGACTTTATAAATTCGGAAAAATTGTCAAAAACTTGCCGTTCCAACGGAGAAGTCAAAAACCTGTTTCTTTTATAGAGCGTTTCCATGCGTTCAGCACGTATCTTAGAAGAAGCCTGAGATATGTCACATATCATAGCAATGTCTTCAGCGGAATGAATGTTACAGCCCCATAAAACGCAAGCAGGCGCTAAAATGCCAATAGCAAAGCGTTCAGCCTCATATTCATCACTTGTTGGAATAATCAAATGCCCCAGCTCATGAGCAATGGTGTAGCGTTGAGCCTGATGCATCTCAGAATCATCAACAATGATATAATGCTTGCCTTTGGAAAAAATAAGCTTTCCTCTCTGACCATGAGATAACCGCATTTCATGACCAGATAAGTCGGAATTTTTTATAATATCAACATTGTAATGATGACATATTACCGATAGCTTGGTCGGAAGAAATGATATGCCACAGTCAATAAGACAGCGCCAAGCAGCATCTCTCGCCCTGATGTAGTTACTATAATCCAAAAAGATCACCCATAACTATTATGGAAGATCATGCGGAATATATGACCGGAAAATATAAACATCATTGCCTTAAAATGCAATAAAACACGATGGACAAATCGATTTGTTTGTGATATAATATACTTATGAAATATAACAGGAGGTAATAAAAACAAATGGTTAGAATTATTATTTACCAATAAGGAAGATATAAAATCAGGTAAAAGATATATTACAAATAACAAAATTTTTGGAAAAGCATTGAACTCGGAAAAATAATATGATAAAATAGAGGTGTAAAAAATGATAATCAAAATGATTTTACAAAGCAATAATTTTAAAGCAGAATATAATGTAAATGGAGAGACATATATTATGGATTACGCTAAAGAAATTAACTTAAAAACAAAAACTTCATCTGTAATCAAGTTTTTGAACTGGTCTATTTTAGACGGAATTAAAAAAGGATATAAAGATTTTAAACTTATAATTGAAGACGATGGAATATTTTCCAATACTTGTGTTCCTATAGCAGCATTGCTTCAATATTATAAAAACAAAGAAGATCTGACTTTTGAAGTGGTTCTTCCACTAAATGGATATATAGAACATACTCATATGAATAATCCTTTAGTTGCCAAGGATTATATACATAGTTATCAGATAAATTCACCTTTTGACATCGTATGGTTTTTTGATAGTGATGTTGAGGTTAATACTCTTGTAAATAATTATCTGTTGTGCCTTCGTCAATCAGAAATTATAGCAGATGGCGTTATCGGAAGCATTGAGTGGTGTATTAACGAAGTAATGGACAATGTGCTTCAACATTCAGGAGTAGGCTGTGGTTATATTATGGGTCAAATACATCAAAGTGCTAAAAGACTTAGTTTCTGTATATTTGATTATGGAACAGGAATATATAATTCTCTGAAAAGTTCATCGGAACATCATCCTCAAACGCCTATTGATGCAATTACAATGGCTTTACAGGAAAAAGTTACGAGAGATACAAGTATAGGACAAGGTAATGGTCTGTGGGGATTATCACAAATTATTACCAAGTCTAATGGAATTTTAAAGATAAGCTCTAACGGAGCTACATATGAGAACACAAATGGAACTATAGAAACCGCCAAACGAGGAGGTTTTTATTTAGGAAAATCCAATGGAACAACAACAGTAGATTTCCAACTGGATTATTCTAAAGATATCGATATTACTTCAGCATTAACAAATAGTTCAGGTTGTGCCTATAACAGTGTGGATTTGTGGCTTGAAAATCTAGAATCAGACACGGATGAAAATATTGTAAACATAAAGATATCTGAGATGTCAGGAGGAACAGGAACACGTAAATCTGCCGAAAAGGTCAGAAATATGGTAATGAATATCGTAAATAATGATAAAAAACGAATAAATCTTGACTTTGAAGGAATAAATACGATCAGTTCATCATTTGCTGACGAACTAATAGGAAAAATAATAAAAGAAAAAGGCTTTGTTTTCTTCACACAGGCTTTTAGATTGACTAATTTAACACCTTTCTTAATTGCTATCATAAATCGCTCGGTAGAACAGCGTATGGCACAGATATACTACGATAAAGAGATGACGATAGAATAAAAAAGAACAAGGAGACATTGGATTATTTGATGTCTCCTTGTTTTAGAATATTAAAAATAGATAAAATCAAGATCCTTCGTAGCTATCAATTCTTGCTCACAGGTATGTATGCTGTCATATTCATGAATATATACAGGTGTTGTTAAGAGAAAAGAGTTTGTCAAAATAGGGCAATAGGGCATTTTAGAAGATATTTGAAATCCGCTTGTTGGAAATACATAATTATATCCCATGTTAGACATTCTTTTGGACGCACAAGAAAAATATCGAATACAAAATAAATTATATTGACCATTCTTTTTATAATCACTATCCATTAGGTAGCGAATCCATTGCATTAAAAGCTGCGGTATTATGTATTCAGGAGCAAAAGGGTCTTTTTTATTTGTCCTAATAAAAGAACACGCTGCGATCAGTGGATACCATATAAGATAATTGTGCCTATATAATTTGCTTTCAAGCGTCTTTCTTGATATATGCCCACCAGGCTCTTGTCTGAAGTTTTCTGAATTTATGAAATCTTGCGGTTTAATGCTTAACTCAATTGTTGAAAAATGAACATTATCAAGAAAGGCAAATTCTTCAAAATCCTTCATTCGAAACATAGAAGTCAATGCATAACCTTGATACGGATTATAGTTTATCTCTTCACAACATAATTGTAAAGATGTTCCCAAGTATAAACTGGGATATCCAGCAATACTATATCTACTTGTTGAAACTTTAGATCGTAAATTATAAGGCGTGTGAAGAACACGATTTCTTGAATAAGGCTTAATATCATCCACTTTGACCACCCTGAAAAGATTTACACTATTATAGTCAAAGCTTTTTGTTTGATCAAAAATATCATCACAATCTTTTTTCTTTAGTGATGAATTTATAAGAGTGTCCATAAAATTTTTAAATTCATTATATGCCATTACAGGAAAACCATTTAAATAATAGTTGATAGTTTGCGTTAGATAATTACAAAGCTTTTTTACGTTATTTAAGTTTAATGATATATTATCAGAATGATTATCTTTACTATTTCCAGAAGTGGTAGAAATATTGGATAAAGTTTTTAACTGTTTAATGTAATGGTCGAATAATGATTTTAACGTCGAATAAAAATCGTCGCCGTCCCATTGAATAGGTAAAAAGAGTTGTTCATCGTTTAATATTCTTTTGAAAGCCTCATTTGAGATATCCAGAATCATACTTATGTCCTTCTTTCTACGTATTTATTTTCCTATCTTTAATCCGATCTCTTCACAGATACCTGCTAAAATGTATGCGACTAACCCTAATGGTGGACAACATACAGTAATAATCGTTAGTATAACGGATAATCCTGCGCTGTCAACGATAGGTTGTGTACTTCTTGGTGGTGGGTAACGTCTCATAGAATCCACTCCTTTTTTGTTAAATCTGGCTTTGTTTATGTTCTGTGATTTGTGTGTATATTGCTTGTTTATATTATACAAAATTATTTTAAAATTGTCAAGAGATGCTTTGTGGAAAACGTTAAGCCTACTTTATCAATGTTTAAATTCATTTAAATTTCACATATTTTTATTATAGATATTTCTTGTTATATCATTTAAAATATGCTATAATATATAATTATCTATGTGATTAATTAAAATAAATCAAACATAGCAACGAAATTCATTAAGGATATCAAGTTTACCAAGAAAAGCTAAAGGATTGTAAGAGGTAGGAGTAAAAATGTCCGATAACAGGCAATATTTTAATATTTTAAAGAAAAAGCAGTATATCTCTATTATTAATTCAAAAGAATACAAAATGCTTCTTTCTCAAATGTGTCGTAAAATTTCTAACGAAGCCAAAAACGCACTTAACGAAGCCACAATAGAGAATTGTTTTGAATGTGAACTTTTTGCTTTCTTTCGAAATGTTTTTGAGCCACTTGGATTTGAATATAATCCTAAAAAAGAAGTTAAAATTGCAACAAAAATACATAAATCTAAAGGAAGAGCTGACACTGTTATTGGTGGGTTAGTGATAGAGTTTAAACAACCCTCTACGCTTTCAAATAAAAATCAAGTTTGTAAGGCAATTGATCAAATTAGTGATTATCTTTTGGGGCTTGATTTCGAAGGAGATTTAGTTGGTTTTATAACCGATGGAGTTAAATGCTGCTTTGTTACAAAAAATGGAAAGGAAATATTATCCGAAAATTTGTCTGTTCTTTCATTTGAACAATTAGACAGACTTATACAATCAATAATCGGATTAAAATTAACAGCTTTAACCTCAAAAAATTTAGTTGAAAATTTTTGTGACTATACTGATGAAAATGATGGTATAGCTTTTTCGCTTGTTAAAGCATTATATTATAATTTATTAAATGATATCACTCCTAAAACTCAAATGTTATTTAATGAATGGAAGGAATTGTTTAATTTAGCTCACGATGACATTTCAAAGCAACAAGCAATCATTGATAGACGTTCTTCACTTGAAAATTTAATTGGAATAAAATTTTCAGAAAATGATGAAGAATATACGGCTTTATTTGCTTTGCAAACTGCATATGCAATAATTGTAAAAATTGTTGCATATAGAGTTTTAAGTATTGTTCGCTATAAAGAGTCATTAATTGATTTTGAATCACTAATTGAATGTGATAGTGAAGCTTTACGATGCCAACTTGCATTGTTAGAAGAAGGAGCGGTTTTTAGAAATTATGGCATTACAAACTTGTTAGAAGGAGATTTCTTTTCTTGGTATTCTTCTAAAGAGCAATGGTCAACAGATGTTGCATTAAAAATAGCAGATATATTTAAGGTATTAAATAGATATTCTGATAAAGCAGTTTTAAATACACAAAAAAGTTCTTACGATTTTTTCAAAGAGTTATATCAATCTATGATGCCACCTGCCGTTCGTCATGCGTTAGGTGAGTATTATACTAAACAATGGCTTGCGAGTCAAGTTTTTAATGAAGCGCTTAATTTGATTACGATTTCAAATTGGAAAGGACTTGATCCCTGCTGCGGGTCTGGTACTTTTATTACTGTTATGATAGATAAGGTGCTTGAAGAAACAAAGAATGAATCTAAGGAGAAGAGATTGCACGAAGTATTGAGTCGTGTTAAAGGAATTGATTTAAATCCAATAGCTGTTTTAACAGCTAGAGTAAATTATTTTTTGAATATTTCTTATTTAATTGAAAACCAAGAAGAATTGGAAATTCCTGTATACCTCGGTGATTCTTCTTATGTACCTGAAAAATGTGTATTTGATGGAGTTGGGTGTATTAAATACTCAATTAATACCTTGATATCACCTATAAATATTTTAATTCCGATAAGTATGGTAGAAAATCCTTTTGTTTTTTCGAAAGTGATGACTAATATTGAACGTTATATCAAGGCGTTAGATATTGAAGGGGTATATCAATGTTTAATTAGTATTGTTAAGTCAGAAGAACTTACAGATTTAATAAAAAAAGAAATATATAGACTTTCAAGTGTTTTAGTTGACTTAGAAAAAAGAAGGTGGAATGGCATTTGGGCTAGAATTTTAACTAATTATTTAACTACTGCAAATTTAGGTAAGTTTGATATTATAATTGGAAACCCTCCTTGGGTTGATTGGAAAAGTCTGCCTTCAGGATATCGTAATAAAATCAAGTCGTTGTGTATTTCTCGTAAACTTTTTTCTGGTGATAAAGTAACTGGTGGTATTAATTTAAATATTTGTGCATTAATATCTAATGTTGTAGCTGAAAATTGGTTGAGTGATAAAGGTGTATTGGGCTTTTTAATGCCCGAACCACTAATATCTCAGCAGTCTTATGAGGGGTTTAGAAATTTATATTTATCAGATGGTTCTAGACTTTATTTTAAAAAATTTACAAATTGGACTAAAGCAGGACATCCTTTTAAGCCTGTTACGCAAAAGTTTCTAACTTTTTATATGACAAAAGAGCCTATGGATTATACGTCTGGTATTGATGTCGATTGGTTTATATCAAGGCAGAAAAATTTTGATAATTGCGAGATGCTTCCTTTACCTTTAGACGAATGTTTTGATGTTCAAAAAGGAATTGCAGCAACGTGTCATTCAACAAAAAACTTTTTTGTCTATGTTGATTCTAGAAAGCAATTGAAAGAATTTATGTCTGTAGCGGGCGAATCAGAATATATAGGTCGAGAAGGAATAGAATTTTATCCACAAGAAATGATGATTTTTGAAGAGTCGGGGCTACCCTCTACTCAAACTTGCACAAGTTTGAGAAATATTCAAATAAAGAAATCAAAATATCATATTCCTCAAACAATCGAATTGCTTGAAACTAAATATTTACATCCGCTTATAAAGGGAGTTGATATATTTCCATTTCATATTAATTTATCTGGATACATAGTCCCATTTCCATATGATGAAAGAAATACCCGTGTCCCTATACAATTAAATGAACTTATACATACAGCACCTATGTTAGCGACTTTTTATCAAAAGCATAAAGATTTAATTTTGTCACAAACTGCATATAATGAACGAATAATTGGGAAAGAAGGTGAGTTTTACAAATTGGCTCGTGTTGGAGCGTATAGTTTTGCAGAAAATTATGTAGTTTTTAGAGATAATACTCGATGGGGAGCGTCTGTGATTTCATTTGTTGATACTTCTTGGGGTGGTAAAAAAAGACCATTGTTTCAAAATCATGCTGTTTCAATATGTGAAGATAGCAAAGGTAATTTTATAACGCTTGATGAAGCATATTATATCTGTGGCATAATGAACACACCTGTGGCATTTCAATATGTATTAAACTCGTCCGATTCTAGATCATTTCCAATTCGTCCACGACTTTATATTCCTAAATATGATGGCGATAATTTACTCCATAGAAGAATATCTAAACTTTCCAAAATAGCACATCAAAAATATAATGATGAAAAAATAATAAAAAGAATAGTTTTACAACTTAATTCTTTATATATTGAGATAGCTCAATCCAAATAACAAAAACACCAAATCCTAAAATTACTAGGATTTGGTGTTTTTGTTATTTGTTGAAATGATGATGCTAATATTAAAAATAATTTTTTGCGGTTTATATTAAAACTCATCTGTAGAAATCTTCGGAACATTCCCTTTTTTGCTTCTTGCCGCAATTTCAATAATTTCAGGTTCTGTATCGTCTTTAGAAGAAACCAGTTCCTCACATCTTCCGATTATTCTTTGCTGCTCGTTAGGAGACAATTTACGAAAAAAATCAATCAACTCTTTTTCGATAGGGGAAAGATCGTCTACTGTTTCTTTACCAAGTAATAAAAAGTCAGTTGATACTTTCAATTCTTCTGCAAGTAGTGGTATAACATCAAAACTGGAGCTTTTGCCTTCTTTCCATCGTGTAACATTATTTGTTGATAAACCTAAAGTTTTCAACAATCCCGTGACAGTAGTATTATTTTTTTTACATTCCTTATCAAGTCTATCGTAAAAAGTCATAAAAATGCCTCCACTTCTTTGTATAAAGTGCGGAAATTCCAAAAAATACAATAAATCTATTGACAAACTCTAATTTTAGAATTATAATATAACCATACCAAGAAATTACATAAAAGAAAAAATCTTAGTATTACATTATAACACATATTACGAGAAATGTCAAATTTAGAATTTACTGCCTTAAAAGTTTTACAACAAAGAAAATCCCTATTGCATCAACATAAACGCAATAGGGAAAAGGTAAAAGAATTTGATAATTACTTGTATATCTTGTATGTGAGGAAGGAGAACCATATGAAGCTTATATATCCTTAATAATCTGTTTTACCAAACCGACAATAGAAAGTCGGAGAATATCAGAACCAACAAAATAGCGTGGAGGGTACATAGGATTGATACTGATAAGCTCAACAGAGTTCTTGTCATAGACAACCTTTTTTACAACGCCGTCTTCATTATCAATCAAAACTACTGCTATTTGTCCGCTGTCAACGCTGGATTGTTTTCTGACAACTATTATATCGCCATCTTCAATTTTAGGATACATACTATCGCCAGTTACCTTAATGCAAAGAGTGTCAGCTGCATCAGCCGAGTTCTTAATGAATAAGGGGATATAATCAACAATATCAGAGCAAGCATAAGCTCCAAATCCTGCGGATACACTTTCATAAACAGGTATCATATATACCTTATCATTTGGAAGTGATTCTATGTTAGATGGGATAGAATTATCGGTATCCTCATTATCATTAAGCAGGTAATCAGTTGATACATTAAAGAATTGGGCTATCTCTGAGATGTGTTTCTTGTATGAAGATGATTTTCCAGCTTTCCAACCTGAGAATGTGCTTTTCTCTAGGTTGAGATAATCCATTAAATCTTTCTGCTTTAAATTGTTTTTATCCAAAAGAGAAATAATTTTATCTAAAGTTGACACAATTTCAGCTCCTTATTTGTGTATTGTTACAATGTTGGGATAAATTCAACTTTATATCTTGACAATAGGATATTTATCAACTATAATAGAAGCATAAGGTCGAAGTTAACATATATCCAACTAAATCAAGTATAACACATATATCTTGACTTGTCAATAGTTGGCATTATTTTTACTTAAAATCGAGGAAGGAGAAATTAAAAATGAGAATAACCGCTGGATTTCTGTAGAAGTCTATAAATAACAACAAAAAATCTTCCTCTTGGTGAAACCTGTCACGAATCAAAAAACCTACTAAAGAATTTGATCTGACCAAATATACTGGGTAGCTCGAAAGCGTGTCCTTCATCTCTTATCGAATAGGAAGTGAACGATAGTGTTCACAAACCTGTTCCATAACGCCGAAGCGTACTCTTGTATATGCGTTGACATGAACGCAGTACCAAGGAGACCAAGTTTTAGCCATTAAGCATCACCCCATAATTCAGTCTGTGACAGGCTTCACTAAGAGGAAGAAAAATAAAACCAGAAAGGAATTGAAAAATATGTTTGTACCCAAAACAAAAAGCATCGAATTTATACCCAGTGAACCCCGTGTGCGTATGATGAACATTGACACACAAGAAAAAGACTATAAGGACTATACAGAAATGTATGATTTGTGCATTGAATGTATAAACAAAAATGGTCTTACTATTGCCGAAGTGCAATACATTTTGGATAAGGTTATGAACTATATGATTTACGAGAAAAGATAAACTTATATCTTAAATAAATTTTCATATCCTTTAGAAGTGATTCCAATGATTTCCCAATCATTACTTCCTTTTTGACCTCTTGTAGATATATATTCTTTGCAGTATAAAATACAAAGGCAAAACTTAATTTCATCGGACGAATATTTTTTGAGGGATTCATCATTAAAAACTATGTCAAAGGTGATAGGAATAAAATCATATATACCATTACGAGAGGTGTCCTTAAAATGTAAGTTGTCCAATATACATTGAATCACATCAGCCATACATTCATTGCTGTATTTCATTTATGTGTCCTCCTTGATAAAAGGTTGTAAGTTTATAATATATGCCATCGGCAATAGTAAGCAATGTTATAGAAAGGAATGAGAAAAATGATTAGTCTTAACTTCAAAGTCCATATAGACGAGCCGTCAGTAACAAAACTGTTAAACAGCTTATCTCAGGAGCAGCGGGATAGACTCTCGGCAGATGATATTATGTGGAAGGTTGGTGAAACATATTCTCAGAATAATGAGACATATATGCCAATCTACGCAATAGGTATTAAACCTAAAAACCAATTTTCCGATGCGGAATATCAGCAGGTTTTGAAACAATCGCCATTAACACATTTATCTGACTTATATGCTGAACAATTTCGCACGGATTGTTTGCACTGTCCGATCCTTGAAATACAATCAGCCCCAACCCCAGATGGGACACCTTTGTTACATAAAGGGTAATTGAATTGTTGAATTGAATTATTTGTAAAGCAACATCTTGTACCTCAGATAGTGTAGATTGAAAATCAACAATTCTTTGACCAATAACTTTAGCCATATATTCAGCGTTATTTGTCTGAGCGATTTCATTTTTTAGTTGGTTGTTTTGATAATTTTCGCTCATTTGACGTAATATATGTGGGTCAATATTGCTAGATAAATTTGTTTCAAACATAAAAACACCTCGATTATAATATTAACTACAGAAAGGTATGATACCAATGTAATATATAAATAAATAATATCTGAATCGCACTAAATCGACTTGATTTATTATCTGCATTGCAGTATAATAGATGTAGTAGGTAATCTGATACATAATCAAATTTCAACTCACACGCCCCACATGGGGTGCGACAATCAAAACCTTTATACAAATCCCCTCCTCTGTAGGTAGTCAAACTGCTGTAAGTAATACGTAGAAAAGGGGTGTATGAGTCTTCCAATTACTTTTGATTGTATCAGATTATCTACGAAAAATCAAGAAAATAGTGCGGTTTGATAGAAAAAATTGTCAGACCGCACTATTTTTATTGTATATTTTGTTAATTGTGTCGGAAATAGGAGGCAATTAAAATGTTAAAAAATTATACGTCTACAACACGAGTAAGAATGATTACTCTTATTGAGGTAAAATCTAAAGAGGGAGGAAAGTCAAGTAACAATTTATCTAAGGAACCGCTTAGAGAAGTTGTTGAATATTTCACTACAGACGGACGTTTGGTTGCCCATATTGATCCATATGAGAATGAGATAAATTCTATGCCTTGTGGATCAAATTACATTGTTCAAGATTAAGTTCCATATCTATATAATTAACGCAAGTGTCAATAAACCGTTTTAAGTCATTTATATCATAGTCAGGATGCTTCCTTACATAGTGGACTTCATCGTTTCCTAACCATGCACTTCTTTCAGCGAGTGTTTGGATTTTAGGGTTATCTATATATGTTTTTATACATTGAGCCAACGATTGATTTTTAATTGAATCTTCTTTGGTTTGATTAAAATGTATTGCATAATCTTTTATTAGAAATTCAAGCGCTTTACGATATCCCATTCCTGCAATGTGATTAAGTGAATAAATTTCAGCTCGGTATGCTTGATTATAGATTTCAACAAAACTGGGAGAAATTTCAGTTAGTGATTGACTGAAATTTTTAGTATCGGGTGTTATTGGTTCAGATGCTATTTGCTTAATTGGCACTAAAAAACTATCATTAACGTTACCATATTCGTCTTCATCCTCTCTGACAGAAAATGTAGTCATAAAACAGAGATTACAATGATGACAAAAATTAAAAAGTGTTATATATTTATCTTTTTCATGAGTATAAAAAACTGGTTTGATTTCTAAACATTGAATTGGAGTTTGGCAGCGAGAACAAGTACAAATGTTATCGAATGAAAAATGATAAGAAAAGGATTCTTCAGATAAATTGAGACATTCTCTTGTGATATTCATTTTAATTAATCCTTTCTTGCATCTCTCGGCACAAGCTTAATCTCCAGGTCGCAGTCCAAAGCATCAGCAATGAGAAGCATTTTATCAAGAGAAATGTTATCACGGTTAAGTGATTGACTGATTGCATTTTTGGATAACCCCAGCTTTTCAACAATGTCTTTTTGTTTAAGATTATTTCTTAATAAATATTCTTTAACTTGTAAAGAAAATTGATTCATACATGCTCATGCTCCTTTCGGTATAGGAATATTTATCAAAATAAGATAGAAAAAATTGTACAATAATATACCACAAATATATTGACAAGTTCCCAAATATGTGGTATTATTATACCAAGGTCAACCAATAAAGTAAAATAAAACCTTAGTTTTATATCATAACATATGTTTTTGAATTTGTCAAGAGCGGTCGAAAATTGTTTTGAATAATTAAGTGAAAAAAGAGTGATTACATATGTACTACAAAGTTTTCTATTTAGGGATGAATAGATTAGTAAAGTCTTTTGATTATTCAAGACAATTTCAAAGTTTAAAATTGGAGGTTTAAATAATGGGAAAATCATCAACAAAGGCAAAGAACAAATATAATGCGAAAGTATATGACAGAATATCTGTTACAGTCAAAAAAGGTGTAAAAGATGAATGGAAGTCTGAAGCAGATAAACAAGGATTAAGTCTTAATGCATTTATTGAAGAAGCAGTGCGAGTTTATCGGAATAAGTATATAAAGGAGGAATAAATTATGGCAAAGAAAAAAGATTTCAATGCTATAGAAATCGACGGAACTACCTATACCATTGCAGAGCGTGTGCGTGAAGAATCCGATGTACGGATGATACCTTATTCTGTAAAAATGTATGTGGAAGAAGTAGATAACGGAGAAATTTGCCGTGATCCGCTTATCCAGCGTACTGATGATCAGTGGGCAAGGAAGCAAAAGTCTAAACTTATCGAAGCAGCTCTTCACAATAGACCCATTGGAAGTATAGCTCTTGCCAAGGGACGTGCCGAAAGTAAAAGTTATGCTGTAACGTCATTGCTGGACGGCTTACAGAGAACAACTGCACTTGTGGATTTTTATCACGATAAATTTGCTCTCGATAAAAGAGCAAAGCCCGTTGCGTGCAGGTGTATAGATGAAGAAGGCAATGAAAAGAAGGTAGAAATCGAAATTGCCAATAAGAAATATTCTCAGCTTCCAGATGCCATTAAAGTTTTCTTAGATAAATATCGGCTTACAACATATATACACGAAGGCTTTACAGATGAAGAACTCGATGATATCGTGTTCTGTATGAATAACGGTAAAACGCCTAACTCTTATCAGAAGATGCGTTTTCTTCTTGGTTCAGAAAATATGCGTAATGTACAGCCCATTTGTGACAGTGAACTGTGGAATGACAGTAAGGGTTGTAAGGCAAAGAATGATAGTATTCTTTGTTGTGTAATCAGAATCTTTATGATGATGACACGTTATAACTATACAAATCTCGGCTCTTCTGCTATGACTAAGTTTGCTGATAATGATTTTGATGAATATGTTAAAGACCATACAAAACATAAGCTTTTCAATCTTGTAAATGAACTTGCTGAAAACAAAAATAATCTTACAGGTGAAGAAATTGAAAGATTTGACTCTATTACGATTCCTCATTACATTTTAGGTCTTGACAATTTCAAAGCATTTAATGCAAACAAAAAGAATGGAAAATCGTTTATTGATTTTCTTCGTGCATTTTGGCAGAGTGATTGTTATAAGAGATTTGTTGATGCGTGCAATGCGAAAGACGGTGGCAGTTCTTTTTATTCTTCCGAATGTGTAGAAGAAAGACAAAGTATAATTTATGATTTTGTTGACGAATATCTTGATACAGCTGAAAATGATAATGGAGATGATGAGGATGAGTACAACACAGAAAAAGGAAGCATTACTCATGAAGAAGAAAGAGCAGAAAGCAGTAACTGCACAGATAATGAAACTGAAAGCTCTCTTAACGAAAAAACCAATGACGTTAGAGCTGTGCCGTCAGTTGGTGGAAGTTGCGGACAAACAAGCGACATTGGATACGAAGAACAAAAAGATACAAACTGTTTATCGGGACGTGAGCCGATTATTACTTCTGCCTGATCGGGCAATTAAAGATTGTAAAACCATACTTTTTTGCTGTGATAGGCTTATAAATAGTGAAATCAATTGTAATTGCGTAAATAAGGTCATTGCCGAAAAATCTATTGCTCAGGCAAGCAAGGTCATAAGTGCCTTAAACTACTGTAAAGATGAGGATAAACAGTTGTATTTTAATGGTGACATATCCTCAACTGAATTATATAAAAGGCGTAATGCTACAATAGTAGCTACTGATGCCATATCTCTTGAAGAACGTGCAAAACGGTTAAAGGACGATACTGAAACACAGTTAACTTTTGCTATGATAACAAGTATGTTCAAATCACAGACAGACAACTATTTGGAAGCACTTGAAGATTATACTGGTATGGTAGAAACTGTAACGGATAAGCGTTATACAAGAGACGAAGCTCTAAATGACATAACTATTATCCTTAATGAGGTTATTACATCAATTACTTCTTTTAAAGAAGCGATTATAAATAAATCAGATACAATAATGGAGGAATAAAAAATGAATACATACCCTACTTGGACAATAAAACTTATTAATTCATCTCTGCTCAAGAGTAAGCAGGATTATCAGCGTGACATCAATATGAAGTTTGTTAGGGATGCTATTGCTGAATTTGACCCTGAAAAAGTCGAACCTGTTCACGTTTCTTATCGTGATGGCAAATATTATGTTATGGACGGACAGCATACAATATTGATTTGTGAAGGAGTAAATGGAAACAATCCTGTTGATATGCAGTGTATTGTACATAAAGGAATGAACTATTCGTCAGAAGCCGATTGGACAGTTGCACAGTATGAAAAAACACACAAACATAAATTTGGCGAGCTGACAGTAGCTGCCTTTGAAGCAGGCAGAAAGCTTCCTTGTGAACTTGCATTAGAAGTTTCTCGTGTTGGTGGAAGACTTCCTTATGATAAAAAGACGACTACCGGAATGAGAATTAACGCTACTAAAAAAGTAGAAATGCTTTACAAAAAGGATGCCAGCGATACAATTCTTGCCATAAAGTGCCTTGTCGAAGCTTACAGCGGAAGAGAAAGCAGTTTGCAGGGTGAAATAATCGCTGGAACAATGGAATTTTTAAAGCTCTATGGAAATAATATCGTTACTTCAAGACTTGTCAATGCTCTTGCAAAATACACTCCTCAGACACTTACAAACACAGCTAAGAACCTCAAAATGTCTTATCCTATCAACTGGACGGAAACTCTTAGGGATAAGTATAATGAGATGTCTAAAAGAGGCAAAATAAAGCCGATATACAGCGTTTGATTACATACTTTGATACGGAGGGAAAATCACTATGAACGCAGCGATAGCCTATAACAACGGAACAGCCAATATTATTGATATATCATCTCGAAAAAATAGGCGTAAAGTAGCACATAGACAAGTTGTTGTTACCGATGTAGAAGCACCCACCAAACATTCTGCGGACGCATTTATGTACGAGAACGATATCAACGCTGTTATCCGTCAGTGTTTTGAAGAAAAAGCATACCATAAAGCAGCAATGTTTGTTTTCGGAATAAATACAGGCTATCGTTGTGGTGACATTCTTTCATTCAGAGTGAAAGATGTGACAGATGAGAAAGGAAACATTCTTGACATTAAGTATATCGCTGAACAGAAAACAGACAAAGCAAGACCTGTGTATTTTAATAAAGCAGTAAAGACTGTTCTCAAATACCTTATTGATCGTAAGGGATTAACTTCCGAAAATTATCTTTTTAGAGGTGATGGAAACCGTAGAGCATATTTCGATGAATTTATATATGATGAATACGGAGAAATTACAGATGTAATCACAACAGGGAATAAGTACGATGAAAAAGGAAGTGAGAGGGAAATAGCTCCTATGACTGTATCATCAATCGGCAGATGGCTTAAAACAATAACTCAAAAGCTTGGCATAATGGGGCATTATTCGTCTCATGCTATGCGGAAAACTTTTTGCGAGTTTATATCCCGAGGCTGGGAGGACGATAGAAATGCAGCAGTTGCTTCTATAGCCGTAGCTCACGCCGACCTTAATACAACATTAAAATATTATATGACAGTAAACCCTTTGAAGCTTCGTCAGAAATGGCTTGACCTCAACCTTGGATTGGAAGAATTTGAAAGATTATCTGGATATAAGATTTGAAAGGAATGATTTAAATGACCATTAAAGAATTTAGAGCATTATCTCGGAAAAGAAAAAATTATGAACTCATACCTGTGAGCCAGATCAGAATGATATCTGATATTCATACAAAGAATGATTCCTCGACGATCTTTGGATTGCAGAAATCAGTTAGAAGTCTCCTTGTCATTGTCCATAAGAATGATAACGGTACATATAGTCTTATAACCGGATGGAAGGATTATACCATAGCCGTAAGAGACGGTATAAAAGAAATCAAGGCTGTTTTGGTAGAAGAAACAAATCGGGAAGAATTTCTTCGTAGGCTTTCAGCTACAGCAGATTGGCTGAGTGTTGATGAAATATCAGTTCCCAAAATCTTTGAAGTAAGTCCACCTAAAAAAGAAAAAATTGATAAATGTGTTGAACAGGTAAAGACAGCTGTTGAGAAATATACGTTGTCGGATTATCTCGATGGGAAACCAATTAAGGTAAATAAAGATAATGTTCTGCAAGATGGGTATACGAGATATATAGCTCTTAAAACTATCGGATATAAAGGCAAATTTCCAGTAATAAGAAAGGATTGATAATGGTGTTACAGATAGGGAAATACAAGGTCAGTGATGACCTCAAGACAAAGCAGAAGGAAAATCCTATGCTTGCAAAAGATGTTGCTATGGCTCTTTATGCACATATAAAAGGTATGTGGGCTGAAAATGTTTCTAAGCATTACGATGAAGTAAAAAACGGCGAGAGAGTAACAGCTATATTTCCCACCGTTTGCGGAAATATCGTTATTGACACTCTCGCAGATCGTACACAGACAACAATATCATTGGCTTAAAGCCTGATTGGAGGAATTTGAAATGAATATATATGATGAGATGCTCAACAAATATGCCCAGTTTATTGGTTATAATGGTAAAGTAAAGGCAGACGAAAAGTATCTTCGAGACGAAGTGGAAAAGCTATCAAGTATTATGATAGCTGAGAATACACTCTCTGAAATTAAATCAAGAAATACAGAAAAATACGGAAGAACTATCTTCCTTGGCTATAATGAAAGTTGTGCTTATAAGACCGAGGGATTAACTCGAAGGGAAACAGATTGGGATTCAATGATAATAGAACAGTTTTATAAGTATAAGGAAGAGAAGCCTTGCATTTGTTTTGAAATTGATGTCAGGGGTAATACATACAGAGAAATAACTATTGATGAAGTAGCAGATATTCTGTGCTTGAAGTAATGGAGGTCTAAAATGAAAATATACAATCTTCCTTATGATTTTACCAAACGTACCTTAATGTCAAATGAACTTTTTATAATGACTATGGAAAATGGCGGTTATCATCAAAACCCATGTAAATATTGGGTGGAACAATATGTTCGTGATTTTGATAAGATAAAATTAAAGCCCTTCATTGTATGTCATCGTGGCGGTAAATATTATATAGTTGATGATGTGGAAATGAAAGTAGCACTCGATAAAATTTATGATAAAAATCCTTATCCTGTCGAATGTTATGTTTGCAATGTTGACTCCTATGGAGATGAAGCGGAGTTATTTATTGCATTAAAGGAGTATGAACACAATCTTGCGACAAATAAAGCTAAAAATATGTTGAGAGGAATGCAGAATGGATATCAGAAAGTTTCTCGCAATGCTAACGGATAATGGTTTCACATTTCTTCGAAACGGTAACGGAAGCCATCAAATATGGATAAATGCCAATGGGAATGTTTTCTCGTTCCCTTATGGCAAGTCCGTATATAAGGGAATAGTGTGGCAATTTAAGCGAAAATTTTGTAAGTAACGTGAAAGGATCGATAAAAATGAATACAGAAGATATAAAAAATCAGTTGTCCCAATGTTTTAAAAACGGAAAAATCGAATTTCTCACATTTATAGATGGTAGTAAAGTCAAACGCATATACACAAATATAAAAGATATTGATACCGACACCAGCGAAGAAACTCATCTCAATATCACACCTCACAAAGAGAAGGTGGAATTTGAATTGATGAAAGGTAATAATATAGTATATATTATAGAAGATACATATGATAATATCCTTGGAATAGCCTTTACACAGTGGTTCAAGCCAATTTTAAGAAATATTGTCAAAGATAAATACGAACTGGAAGGGAAGATAAGATCCGATGAATTAACAGGAACAGATTATTGTCAGGTCAGAGAAGACGGAATATTGCTTTTTAACAATCTCTCTGAAATAATAGAATTTGCAATTTAGACACAAAATATAGTATAAATAAAAATATGTAAATGATAAAATATAGATAATAAAACGTAGAACAACGGATTTACTGCTAATCTGAATGAAAGGAGAAAATAAAAAATGATTGCTAATAGCTCAACTGATTTTAGACATTATGATAATAAGTATCATTCAACTGTGATGGAATATCACCGTGGCGATATTGTCTGGGTCGATTTTGGAAATACGGTCGGCTCAGAACAAGGTGATATCCGTCCAGCCGTAATAATACAAAATGAAGTAGGAAATAAACACTCACCATGCCTTATAGTGGCTATCATGACCAGTAAGGAGAAAAAGCCAATGGTAACGCACGTAAGTATAAATCCATCTGTAGAGACCGGATTAACAAAGCCTACTACTGTAATGACAGAACAGATAAGAACTATTGATAAGAGCCGAGTTCTGAGCTGGGCAGGAAAGCTTGGTGAAAGAATGATGACTTGTATTGATAGAGCCATCGCTGCAAGCTTTGGTCTGGAAAATAATTCTGCGTATTCTGTATAATTTATCTTGACAAATCAGAAAGAAGATGATAAAATTGATTTAGTAAATATAGAAAGGACGATTATATGGTACCATACTTTGAAGAATATTGTCAGCATATTATTGAAAAGAATCCCAGTTTTGGTAATTACGCACTGAGGATATCGTGTTTAAACAAAGTAGAGAAAAATATATTTGATATGTCAGCCGAGGAAATTGCTGATGCTGTAGAAGCTGATAAAAAGAAAATTACTACTTTAAATGCTTTATACGGCGTTTTGTGTGACTATTACAGATGGGTAAATAAGACTTATGATTTATCCATAAAGGATAGTTTTTACGAAATCAATAGACTTAAAAGTATAGTATCCGATATAAAAACCGAAAGCGGTAAAGATGAATACTTTACTACTTTTTCAGAATTGAAACAGGCTTTAACTCAGGCAGAAGAGGATTATCTTATTCTGCAAGAATCTGAATTATCCGAAAAAATGTATGAAAGTTTAGTTGTGCGACAAAAGAAATTCAATGTATTTAATGTATTTCTTTGGGAGCAACTTACAACAGATGATATGATTTCTATTACATTGTCTGATGCAAGGAATATAATCAGTACCAAACAGTTGACCGTCAACGGAAAGTCTATTGAACTTTCAGATGAGGAAATTCAGTTTATTGATGACCTGTATTCGGAAATATTAGAATTGCAAGCACAGGATGAGCAAAATAGCGTAAAAAGACAGTATAAAAGAAAAACAAAGAATTGGACATATGATAATTTATTTAATTCCGAAAAGAAATCAAGTTTCGTAAATTTAAAGTGGAACGCAATGGGGGCATTTATACAGGATGTGCGACTGGAAGCTCCCAATGTTAAAAAAGCAGGTATGTTCAATAAAATGTATCAGTATGAAAGAAAAAATGATTATGTCTTTTCTGGAGACATGAATAGTGCAGAAACATATGCTCGGACATTCAATACTTCAGTGACCAAAGCATATCGTATGGTGAGCGAATACAATAAGTTCAGACAGAGTATTGAGAATGCAGAAAATTAAGAGAAATATGGAAGTGAAAATCACTTCCAATACATAAAGCAAAGCAAATAATAAAATATTTGCAAAAGCACTTGACAAGTGCAGGGTTATCGAGTATAATATATATGTAATCAAACGATAAGTAAATAATAAAATTGAGCTTTAAAATAAATATATTTGGGATTAGTATAATGAGAAGTACATCAGTCTTTGACGCTGATAATTTCGGGGCAGAGCCGAAATCCCAAACCAAATGTTAGTTTTGTGGTGGATTTATATAAACGAAAAGCGACCACCATTGTAATAAACAGTGATCGCTACATAGCTGATTCCTCGGTATTAGACATTGGGATTCGTCCCTTCTCTATTAATTTGTTACCTAATAAGACCTATAAAATACACCAGCACGCTTACCGAAATGATCATTATTCCGAATGATACGCCTATAGAAATAATAATTTTCGCAAAAGCCTTCAGCTGTGGAGGAGAAAAGTTTGACACAACATTGACTTTGGGGTTTCCACTTTTTACAATAGAGTTTTTTGTAGGTCTATACTGATCACCTTTAAGCTTCTTGCTTTTTTGTTTCTTGCAGGTTGTCTGAGATTTTGATTTTTCCTGAGTATTTACGTTGGTGTTTAACTGTGGTCTTATGCCGAGATGCCCTCCTGATTCCATTTGATAGACCTCCTTATATTTAATAATTTTCTAAGGCGTCTCGGACTATTTTTCGCACAATTAATTACTAATTGTGAACGCATCCTATAATATAACATGTTTTAATGTAAAAGTCAAGTACCAATTTGCATAATTATTGAGCATATATTGTGTGTAAATATCACAAAAAGGAAAATAATGTCACGAAATGTATAAAAAACAATCAATCAGCTCTAAGCTGTTTATATAGATTTTACCTTAATTCCGTCCGAAAGGACGTTTATATAGATATTCTTATTTTGTAAAAGGAGTGGTTGAAATGGCTAAGACAAAGCCGATTAAGGTATTTATTTCTCAGGTAATGAGAGATAAGACAGAGGAAGAAATTCTTACAGAAAGAAATCTTGCTATTGATAAGGTCAAGAAGATTTTCCCTGACAGAGAAGTTGAGGTTATTGATAGTTATTTTGAAGACTATAACCCCACAGGTGGTAGTATTCCTTTAAAGTATCTTTCTAAGGCTATTGAGCTTCTCGCAGATGCTGACGTTGCTTATTTTTGCTTTGGTTGGGATACGGCAAGAGGTTGTAAGGTAGAACACCAGTGTGCTGTTGAATATGGAATAAATAGAATTTATGCCTGACTTATAAATGAGGAAATTTGATATGAATTACAGAGCGAGAGATAGAACCAAGATTTTATTGAATTTTAAAATTGTAAGTAAATAATAATATGAGTGTTAAAACAATTAAATTATACATATTGAAAGGATTTTGAATTTATGGCAGAAACAACTAAGAAGAATGACGGTCTTGGTCTTCAGAAGACAGAGGGTAATTTTCAGCTTAGAGGCATTATTACAGGCACAGAAAAGGATAAGTTTTATACTGAGATGACCACCAAGACAGGTAAGCCTATGAGAATGGTTAATTTCGGTGTAGAAATTGACAAGGGCAAGACCATTTATGTTAATCTTAATGGTATGGAAAAGGAAACGGTGTGCTTTTCTAAAAAGGAAGGCGAGGGCAAGAACAAGAAGACCGTAACGGAAAAGGTAAAGTGGGCTAATAGATTTGACTTCAAGAAGGACGGCTTTAAGCCTATTGGTGTAAATGTTGGACTTGAAAAGATAGTTGATAGTACAGGTAAGGAAATCAACGACAAGAAAACCCTTTTTGAATATGATGCTTGTAAATACATAGGTGATACTGCAAAGGACGGTATGAGCGTATTTATTAAGGGTAAGAACGAATTTTCTACATATAATGACAAGCACCAGACCAAGTTTATTCCCAATCAGGTATCTCTTTGTAAGGACGTGGATTTTGAAGCTGATGACTTTAAGGTTGTGGGCAACTTTGAACAGACTATCGTGTTTATGGGTATTGATAAGAATGAAGACGGCAATTTTACAATAAATGCAAAGATTGTTGCCTTTAATTCCATTGAGGATGCTGAGTTTATTATTGACAAGTCTGATGTCAAGCTTGCTAAGACTCTCAAGACCCTCAAGCCCTATACTGCTGTAAGGGTATATGGTAATATTGTTGTTGAACACGATATTGATGAAGTTGAAGACGAAGATGACGGCTGGGGTGCAAAGAATCCTATGGAACGCATAAACAATCCTACAAAGAGAACTCTTGTAGTTATTGGTGCATACAAGGATTCCGTTGATACTGATACATATTCCGAAGAAATTATTGACAAGGCTATTGCTAAGTCAAAGGCAAGCAAGACTGCTGATAAGGATTTCGGCTCAAATGATGAAGATTGGGGAACTGTTTCTGATAAGGACATTACAGATGATGACGATGAATGGGATTAATTAATCCGTAGAAATCACAAACAATGTACAATTATTCAAATTAAGGAGATAAATAATATATGGCAAGAGCAAGAATAGCTTCACAGACACAGAGCAAACTTGGAATGATCCTCTTTGGTGAAGAGGGAACTGGTAAGTCATCACTGGCACTTCAGCTTGCATATTTTAAGAGACCTGACGGAAAGCCATTCAGAGTTCTCTATATTGATAATGAGAATGGTTCTATTGATGATTTTATTGATAATCTTTCGGCTGACGGTATTGATGTAGGCAATATTTATATTGTTTACACTCAGTCTCTCGGAGAAACAAGAGATTACATTAAGAAGGTCAAGAACAGGGAAGATTTTTACGAGATTGACGAAAATGGCAATGAAACTGAAAATGTGGTTCTTGATGCAGATGGACAGCCATTCAGAGCTGATGCTATTGTAGTAGATGGCACAACAATTCTTAACCTGACTACAAAGCAGGCACTCGTGGAATTTTCAAAGAAGAGAAACGCTGTTAAGGCAAAGAAGAAGGAACTTACAGGAATTGAAAAGACTGTTACTATTGAAGGTGCTGGTCTTGAACTTAAGGATTATCAGACAGTAAACTTTAAGGGACAGGATTTAATCCTTGACCTGATGAGCTGCGGAGTTCATTACATTATTACAGCAAGAGAAACAGATGAAAAGGTTTCTGTTAAGGGTGATGATGGACAGATCACAAGTGTTTGCACTGGCAAGAAAATTCCTGACGGCTTTAAGCAGATGAACTACAACGTTAAGACCGTTGTTAGAATGTATATCAACGAAGACGGTAATTTCTGTTCTTATATCAGTAAGGATAGAACGGGTGTACACGATAAGGAAACTGTCGAAGACCTTTCACTTGTGGATTGGCAGGTTGTTATTGACAGGACTAAAGATAAGAAGGAATTTTCCGTAAATAATGATTTGACAAAGGCAGTTGATGTTGAGCAGGATATTTATTCAAGGGAAGTCGAGGGCAAGCTTGGAGAACCTGTAAATTCTACAAATTATACCGATGAGTCCACAAACCAGATTGAAGAGACTATTGAAAGAATTTGTGAAATTATGAAGAACCTTAACCCTGTTGGTAAGACTAAGGCAAAGGAGGCTCTTACATCTGCCGAGCTGCCTATCAAACCTACTGAAATTAAAAAGATTACAGATATTGATGTTCTCAATCATATAATCGAAATCATTTCAAAGATTTAAGTTTGTTATTGACCTAAAGGGACAGTAGGGGAATGTTCCTTTACTGTCTTTCTTTACTAAAGGCGGTGAAAAATTGGGTAGAAAAACGAAGGCACAGGCAGAAAAAGATAAAATTGAAAAAAATATAAGATTTCAATTTACAGACTGGATTTATGCTCAGTATGAAGTTTCCTTTTTACCAAAATCCTTTTTTATTAATCTTGATAAAGTTTATAAAGGAACATATAAGAATTTAAACAAACCAGTTCCAGTTGAAGATTTATGGGATATGTGGCAAAAAAAGATGCCGTATCTCCAAAAGGTTCATGACAAAAATAAACGTTGTGGAAAAGAAATAGAAGGAATAGCACGAATTAGCTATGACCTTGCCATTATACTTTCTCGGTATGACAGTTATTTAAAATGGAAGGAAGAACAAAAACTTTCTCAGACACAGTTAAATCAAAATGAGATACATATTGATTATGATAATATTAAAGTTGTAAAAAATGTTTCAAATCAAGATTACGATAAAATTGATATTGATAGCATTTTGGACGAAATATAAGTAGGTGAGTAAATGGATTTAGTTGCAAATGTTCCAACAGAAGTTCTATTTGTGGGTTGTATTTATAAACAGCCTGATCTTTTGGTCAATTATGGTCAGTATGTTCGCAGCAAATATGATTTTTCAGATGAAGTAACACGTTTTTTTTACGATTCTGCTGAGATAATTTATAAAACAAGAAGTCAAACCCTTAATAAAACTACTGTATCTACATATTTTTCGGAAGAACCCGATAGGTTATCAACATTTAAGAAATACGGTGGTTGGAAGACTATTGAAAGTTGGATAAAACTTGCTATTACAGACGACATTCAAAAATATCAGGAAATTATAAAAAAATACTCACTTTTACGAGAGTATCAGCGTAATGGATTCGATATTTCAAAAATTGTAGAACACAAAAAATTTGAACAGTTCACTGCATCGGATATTTATAGGCTTATTAGAGGTAAGGCAGATCGTATTCATACAGTTATTCTTACAAATCAAGAAGCAGAGATATTAAACAGCCATATTAAAGAGACATTGCTTTCCTGTATGGAAAAACCAGACTTAGGTATTCCCTTACCATTTCCCATTTTAAATGATATTTTTCGTGGGTGCAAACTTGGTTCAACTATGGCAGTTGGTATGCTTTCTAACGCTGGTAAAACACGTTTTATGACGATGATTATAGCGTATTTAACGCTTGTAAATCACGAAAGAGTATTTGTAATGCTCAATGAGATGGGTGTTGAAGATTTACGCAAGTGCTTAGTTACAACTATTATAAACAATAAAGAATTTCAAAAGCTTCACGGAATAAAATTGAAAAAGCCTGAAAAAGAATTGACACTCGGACTTTATAAAAATAATAAAGGCGAATATATATATCAGAAAACTGATGATTTTGGTGAAGCAACTGAAACCACAGAAGAATACATAAAAAGAGTTTCTGCTAATTCAGAAGAATATAATAAGATAATGAAAATTGCTGAATGGATAGAGGCAGAAACCAACGAGCTGATTCTTGTAAAAGATATGGCTTCAGGATATGATGATAAAACTCTTGAATTTGAAATAAGAAAAGCAAACCTGACTCACGGTGCAAAATATTTTTTCTATGATACTTGTAAACAAGATGTTGAAGCAACAGGCGATTGGGCTGCGTTGAAAGCAACGGTTACTAAGCTGACAGATATTGCAAAGCAGCTTGAAATGTTTGGATATTTATCAATTCAGCTTACAGATGATACAGAGTTTTGCAAACCTGATGAGCTTAATTCAAATAATATCGCAAATGCAAAGCAACTTAAACATATTGTATGGACAATGGCTCTTTTTAAAGAAATAAGTCCCAGTGATTTTCATAAATATCGTTATGTTCAACACGATGAAAAATGGGGAAAGGACGTTGAATGTGAGTTACAAGCAGGAAAACGTTATTATGTTGCCAATGTGGATAAAAATAGATTTGGCTGTAAGAAAAAAGTGATTTTTGAAGTTGATCTCGACTTGAATACTTGGGTCGAGGTAGGAGAACTAAGAAGAAAGTAGGAGATATAAGTGGATATACCTGTTCTTAAAGAAAAAATATTAGAGAATGATTATGTGCCTATTATACTTGAAGAACTGGGTTGTCACCATATCTCTAAAAAAACAGAATGGTATCAATGTGCAAATCCCGATGGAGATAACAATTCTGCAATAACAATTTATCTTAATGAGGGACTTGTCACAGTTGATTATACCAGAGACATAAGCAAAAAATCTGTTGCAGATATTTTTGATTTAGTTCAATTTTTTCAAAACTGTACATTCTATGAAGCAATATGTAAGGTTTGTAATTGGTGTAATATTGATTATTATACAGACGATTATGATGATTTACCTGAAAGTCTTAAATTTACAAAATTGATTGAAGAAATGGCATCTGGAGATTCTGATTATGATGAGATGAAACCAATCAAACCTATTTCAGAAAAAATTCTGTCGTACTACTTGCCTTTTGTAAATGACTTTTTCCTAAAGGATAATATATCATATGAAACACAGTTGCTTTTTGAAATAGGCTATGATGACTGTTCTAACAGGATCACAATTCCAGTTAGAGATGAGTTTGGCACTTTGGTTGGAGTTAAGGGCAGGTTGTTTTTGCATAATGAAGAAATGACCGAAGAAGAACAGCGTGTAAAATACTTATATCTTGAACATTGCAATCGAGCCAAAATTTTGTATGGACTTTATTTATCTGAAAAATATATCAAGCAGTCGGATAGTGTTTATGTTGTTGAAGCAGAAAAAGGAGTAATGCAGCTTTGGACTATGGGAATAAAGAATTGTGTGGCAACTTGCGGAAAGAAAATTACACAATACCAAATTGATATGCTGACAAGGCTTTGTTCCCATATAGTTTTTTGTTTTGATAAAGATGTTCAAAATGATGAACTTAATGACATAGCAGATAAATTTATAGACTGTATTGAAATAGGTGCTATTGTTGATAGCGAGAATATTTTAGACAGTAAGGAAAGTCCTACCGATGACCCTCAAAAATTTAAAAAGCTTAATGAGAATTGTCGTAAAATAATAAGAACTGGAAGGTGATTGTGTGAATTATAAAGTTTGTGGACGAAATGATATTACTGATATAAAAGGGTGTATCTTTGAAAACAGGGGAGTTACTGATATTAAAACTTATACTCATCTGACCGATGACGTTATAATACCTTGTTGGAAACTCGATAATATCAATGATGCTGTAGATGTTTTTGTAAAGCATATGGAGAAACATAGCAAAATATCTATTGTCGTGGATTGCGATGTTGACGGTCAATGCAGTGCTTCTATGATTTATATGTATATTAAATCGCATATTGACAAGGACGCTAATATTACATATCTTATACATTCAGGTAAACAACACGGTCTTTCAAGTGATATTGAAATTCCAGAAGGTACGGAACTTTTAATTATTCCCGATGCAGGAACGAATGACACAGAACAGTGTAAAATGCTTACCGAAAAGGGTATTGACATTATCATCTTAGATCATCACGAGAAAGAAAAGGACAATCCATATGCAATAGTAGTAAATAATCAGTGTAGCATCAATTATAGCAATAAAGAATTGTGTGGAGCTGGAGTGGTATATAAGTTCTTACAGGCACTTGATGAATATTATTGGACTGATAATGCCGATAATTACCTTGATTTAGTAGCTCTTGCAAACATATCAGATGTAATGGACTTACGCTCATTTGAAACGAAAAGACTGATTGACAAAGGATTGAGTGTAATAACAAATAAATGCTTTGAAGAGTTTATCAACGCTCAGACATTTTTGATGAAAGGCAAAGTTAATCCACATACAGTAGCTTTTTGCATAACTTCTTTAATAAACGCAATGTGTAGAGTAGGCAATAGTGAAGAAAAAGACTTGCTGTTCAGAGCATTTACGGAACAAGACGAAGAATTTGAATATAAGAAGCGAGGAGAAACAACTCTCACAACAGAAACAATATATGAAAGGGCAGTAAGACTTTGTAAAAATGCTAAATCAAGACAGGACAAACAGGTAAATAGTTTTCTTCCCAATCTTGAAAAAAAGTATTCTGCAAGTAATAATTCAGTTTTGTTTATTAAAGGCGATGATATTCCCAATGTATTCTCTGGAATTGTTGCAATGAAGCTTGCTGATAAATTCAAAAAACCTTGTCTGGTATTACGGGAATATAATATTGACGAGAACAATAAAGTTTTTCGGGGGTCTGCAAGAAATTTTGATAATAGTTATGTATTAAATTTTAAAGACCTTCTTGAAAGCACAAATAAATTTAACTGGTGTCAAGGGCATCAGGGTGCATTTGGCGTTGAGATAAAGGGTGATAATGTAAAAAATGTACTTTCAGAACTTAATGTAAAATGTGAAAAAGCCGATAAGCGTTTACCTGTAGATTTTGAAATTGATTATGCAGATTTTAATGTAAGTATAATTACAGATATAACTTCTCTTGAAGATTATTACGGCACAGGAATAAAAGAGCCAATGCTTATAATAAAAAATCTTGTGCTTGAAGCCAATCAAGGTTCTCTTATGGGGAAAGAAAACAATACTTGGAAATTTACAACAGATGATTATGCAATTATAAAGTTTAAAAATCCTGTTGATGATCCTGTATTAAATTTCTTTGAAAGTTTTGAAGATACGATTACAATTAATGCTTTGTGTCAAGTTGAGGTATCTGAATATAGGGGTATAATTACTCCACAGATTACAATAAAAAATTATGAGGTGGTCAAATGAGTTATAGTTCTTTACATAATCATACAATGTACAGCCTTCTTGACGGTTACGGAACTCCTAAAGAAATGCTTGAGCAGTGCCGTAAAGCTGGAATTAAGGCTTATGCTGTAACTGAACACGGAAACGAATATAGTTGGATATACTTTGACCAGCTTTCAAAAGATTATCCAGATATTAAAATTATTTATGGTGTTGAATTGTATGAGTGTTTTAACACCTCTGTAAAAGATAAAAATAATAAACACTTCCACCTTATTGCTCTTGCAAAGAATGAAAACGGCAGAAAGGCTTTGAATAAAATAATTACCAAGTCAAATCTTGAAAATTTTTATTTTAAGCCAAGAGTTCAAATATCAGATATTGCTCCCTATGCGGAAGACTTAATTATCAGTTCTGCTTGCCTTGCTTCAAAACTTGCAAGAGAATGTGATTTTAATAAGTGCGTTGAATATATTAAAGAATATAAATCAATATTCCCTCATTTCTTTCTTGAAATGCAATCGCATAAATCGAATGAACAGGCAGAATACAACAAAAAGATTCTAAAGTTGTCTGAAATAACAAATACTCCATATATTATAACAACAGATAGCCACGCAGCTACAAAAGGAGATTTGTATTATCAGGCAAGGCACGTTCAAATTGCTCACGATACAGAAACGTTGTCTGAAAGTTATGAAGGTTGTTATTTACAGAGTGAAGATGAAATTTACGAAACAATGACATCTCAAATCGGCAAAAATAATGTTACATATGGACTTAATCAAACAAACGTTGTTGCTGAAATAATTGAAGAAGTACATATGCCCTTTCAGTCTCCACAGTTACCTACATATCCGCTTCCAAAGGGATTTAATTCTAATTATGAATTTCTTTTAAACCTTATTGAAAAAGGGTGGGAAACAAGAGGATTTAATGCTCTTTCGGAAATTGAGCAAAAGAAAAGAAGAGATAGAATTGATTATGAAATGGGTATTATTCATCAAATGAATTTTGATGGCTATTTCATAATTGTATGGGACTTTATCAATTACGCAAAAACTCACGGAGTTAAGATTGGTTCAGGCAGAGGCTCTGGCGCAGGAAGCCTTGTTTGCTATACAATAGGTATTACAGACCTTGACCCTATTAAATATGGTCTGATTTTTGAGAGATTTCTTAATCCCGAAAGAATATCTATGCCTGATTTGGATATAGATGTGTCTGACAGACCTACTGTAATTAATTATCTTATCAGTAAGTATGGCGAAAATAGAGTATGCCAGATCATAAATTTTTCTTACATAACGCCTGTTGTAGCAATTAAAGATGTCGGTAAGATACTTGGATTTCAGTATGCAGATATGGACAAATTATCAAAGCGTTTCACTTATGATACTTTTCAGGAATGTGTTGAAAATAACAAGTCGTATTTAGTAGAACACGAGGAATATATTGGACTTCTTGAAATTGCTAGCAAATTAAGTGGAAGAGTAAAAACTGTAAGTTGTCACGCTGGCGGTGTTGGAATAGTAGATACAGATATTAACGACTATATGGCAATGAAGCTTGGCTCTAAGGGTGAACACGTCATTGAAGTCGATAAACGTCTTGTTGAAGAAATAGGTATTATCAAATTTGATATACTTGGTGTTCAAACCTTAACTATGGTTCAAGAAATTCAGAATGACTTAGGTTTGTCTGAATATGATATAAATATCAATAATCCAGAGTTTGAGAATAATATATTACCTTTTGAGTTATTAGGGAAAGCATTAACTAATGGTGTGTTTCAGGTTGAGAGTGCTGGTATGAAAGACTTACTTTTACGACTTCAGGCTACCAGTATGGAAGACTTGTCAGCAGTTTTGGCATTGTATCGTCCTGATTCTATGGGTGCGTTGGAAGAGTTTATTGAATGTAAACATAATCCATCACTTGTAAAGTATATTCACCCAGATATGAAGCCTATTCTTGAAAGCACATATGGTTGTATGATATATCAGGAACAGCTCTTGGATATTGTTAGAACTTTCGGTGGCAGAAGCTATGGAGGTGCTGACCTTTTTCGCAAGGCGATCGGCAAAAAGAATGTAGAACTGGTAAAAAAAGAATCTGAAAAACTTTATCAAGAGATTATTGATAATGGTTATTCAGAAGAATTGGCTAAAACAATCAGTGACGAGCTTAAAACTAAGGGCGGTTATCTTTTTAACAAATCCCATAGTTATAGCTACGCTGTATTATGTTTTCAGACTGCTTATTTAAAGGCGAAATATCCTGTTTATTTCTTTAAGGCTTTATTCAATTTAAATAAGGATAAGTCAGGAATGATAAATAAATACATAATTGACTCTAAGCAGTTCAACATAGAAACTTTGCCACCTCATATAAATAAATCTCAGATTGACTTTTCTGTAAATGATAACAAAGTGCTTTTTGGGCTTTCTGCAATTACAGGAATAGGTGAAAAGGTAGCAAAAGAAATTATCCTTGAACGCACAGACAATGGCAAGTATAAAGGATTTGATGACCTTTTACAAAGAGTGGATTTAACGAAGGCACAAATAATAAATCTTGTTAAATCAGGAGCTATACCGACTAAAAACAAACGTCAATGTTTGATTAAATATCTTAAATCACTGTATTCGCCATTAGTTTTCAAAGAGATTTCAAAACTTCCACCTTATACAAAGCTTATTGTGGATTATGGAATTGAGATTGAACAGTATAGGAAAAGTGATAAAAAATATGATTACGATAAAGATGCCTTATTAAAGCTGGTAAATAAGATTAAACTTGACAGTTTTAATAAAGATCAAGAAACACGTTTTCAAAGATATATTGATGAGAACAATAAGTATCTCGAAGATGAGCCATTTTGGGAATTTGAGACTTTGCAGATTTTTATTCACGACAACCCTTTTAAAGATGCTTTAAAATATCTTACTGTTCAGTTTGAAGATGTTGAGGTAGGAAATGAGTGTACAATAGTTGGCGTTATTTCAAAAGTTCAGAAGAAAAAAGATAAGCATAAAAACCAATTCGCTTTTATAAATGTATATTCAACATTTGGCTTAATTGAGGGAACAGTATGGAACTCACAGTTAAGACAATATGAGGATATAATTAAAAAGGGGTCACAGGTAACAATTAAATGCCGTAAAGATGACGAGGACAAAGTTATAGTAAAAGACATTAAGCCTTATTATCAATGGTTACAGGAAAGGAGTATAAAGGTTGGCAGATAAAATCCTTGAATTTAAAATTGTTCCACAGCAAGAACGCTATTATAACGAAGGTAGTAATTGGGGAGTATATAGTTTTACAACCAATGATGAGATTCCTGAATTTTATGACTGTTATGATGACCCTTTTGGTGATAATCCTATCAAGAAAAAGGGAAGTTCTCTTGTTGGTAAAATGCAAAGACTAACAATCGGAATGAAATATACCGTTCAAGCAAAATGTGAGTATAATGCAAAATATAAAGCATATCAATACGTACCATCGTCTGTGACGACAAGCGTTCCCAAAACAAAAGAACAGCAAATCGCATATTTAAAAACACAAGTAACAGAATTGAAAGCAAAAAACATATTGGCTGCTTATCCTAATGTTGTTGACGATGTTCTTCATAATAGAGAAATCGACTACACCAAAATTAATGGTATAGGTGAAATAACTTGGAACAGAATCAAGAGAAATATTATTGATAATTATATTATTTCGGATATTTTGATTATGTTACAGCCATTAGGTGTCACATACAATGTTATAAACAAACTTATTTCAACTGAACCAAATCCTCATTTGTTAAAGAAAAAACTTATAGAAAATCCTTATATTATGACAAAAATAAGAGGACTTGGCTTTAAAAAAGTTGATGACCTTGCGCTTAAAATCAATCCAGAAATAAAAATTTCTCAGAAACGAGTAATAGCATTTATAAAGTATTATCTTGAATATATCGGTAATAATGATGGACATACATATGTTTCCGAAAACACTTTGGATAATGCAATTAGAGATAATATGAACGAATGTTATGAAATTTACAAGATGTTTAAAGAGAAACAAAGACAAGATGGTTTGTTTTTGCATTTTTCAGACGACAAAATAGGTTTAAAATCTCAGTACAATGATGAAATGGCTATTTATAATATTTTAAAGTCTCTTAATGAATACGAGATTGCTTATGGAATTGATATGGCAGCAGGTATTCAGAAAGCAGAAAAGGAGCAGGGCTTTGAATATACTGAAGAGCAAAAGAAGGAGATTGAAAAGGCTTGTAATAGTCAGGTCGTATTGATTACAGGAAAAGCAGGCACTGGCAAGAGTAGTATTCTTAGAGGCTTAACTAAAATATATGAAAACTATTCGATAGCAGCTTGTGCGCTATCTGCGAAAGCTGCCGTCAGAATAACAGAAGCTACGAATTTAAGAGCAAGTACGATTCATAGGTTGCTTAAATATAGTGAAGTAGGTTTCTTTTATAATGAAGAACATAGGCTTCCTAATGATATAATAATTCTTGATGAAGCTTCAATGGTCAATACAAAAATTTTTCTTGCCTTGGTATGTGCGATAAGAGAAGGAAGCAAAGTTATAATCGTTGGAGATGACGGTCAGTTACCGCCTATTGGCAGTGGAAATATCTTTCACGATCTGCTTAATTGCGATACTTTTACCTGTTGTAAATTAACTAAAATTCTTAGGCAAGCACAAAAATCGGGAATCATTTCAGATTCAGTCAAAATTAGAAACGGGCAAAATCCTCTTGAATCGCCAAGTTTAAAGGTTGTTACTGGTGAATTGCAAGATATGACCTATATGTTCCGTGAAAATCGGGAAGGTATGAGAGATTTAGCCATAAAGTTATTTATGAAAGCTTCTGAAAATGATGGTTACGATGAAACTATTATTCTCACACCTTGTAAGAAAGATAGAACAAACAGTTCTTTTGAAATCAATAATATCATTCAAGATATGTTAATCCCAAGTGGTACTGTACAAGAAATTAAATATGGACAGAAAGTTTTTCGTGTTGGCTCAAAGGTGATCCAAAGAGCAAACAATTATGATAAAAATGTCTTTAATGGTGAAACTGGATATATCACAGATATTATTCCAGCAGTTAAGGATAAAACTGATATTGAGGTTTTAATTGACTTTGGCGATAAGAAACTTTCATTCTCTCAGGAAGAACTTGCAAACATTGAACTTGCTTATTGCTTAACGTGTCATCTTACACAAGGCAGTGGGTTTAAGAATGTAATTATCCTGATTGATAATACCCATTATAAGTTGCTTGATAGATGTATGCTGTACACTGCCATAACCAGAGCCAAAAAGAAATGTGCCTTAATTGCAGAACCAAGTGCTTTTCAGAGATGTTTAACTGTTAAGGCTTCACAAAGAAATACTTGGTTAAGTTTAATATCGAAAGGAGACTCCACAAATGAATGAAATGATTAACGTATTCAAAATATTCAGTCAGCTCCAGTCAACAACAAAAAATACAGAAAAGATTGAAATTCTGAAAGCCAATGAAAGAAACATTTTATTTTCTGATACGCTCAGATGGCTTTTAAATCCATTTGTAATAACAGGAATTAGCACCAAGAAGCTTAATAAGCCAGTCAAGTATGACACAACTCCAATTCAGACTTGGCAAGATATGATGCTTTATCTTGAAACAAACAACACTGGCAGAGATACAGATATAGCAATCGTACAAGGTTTTATCAGCCTACAGCCTGAAGAACATAGGGAATATTACAGACAGCTTGTAACGAAGTCTCTGAAGCTTGGCATAGATGCTAAGACAGTAAATAGTGTATATGGTAAAGAATTTGTACCTGTATTTGATGTACAGCTTGGCACACCTCTTGATAAGGTTAAACTTAAAGGTAATGAATATATTTACATAAGTCAGAAGATGAATGGAACAAGATGTGTTTATTATAATGGTAAGTTATATAGCCGTTCAGGTAAAGAATTTACAGGACTTGACCATATAATTGCCGATATTCAGAAGTTTAATCTTCCAGACTTAGTATTTGACGGAGAGCTTATTCGTAAAAATACAGACGGTAAATCAGACAGCGAAAATTTTCAGATAGGTACAGGAATTGCAAATAGTAAAGATGCAGATAAATCTTGTCTTGAATATGTAATTTTTGACTGTCTTCCCAAGAATGAGTTTATGGCTGGCGAAAGTACATTAAAGTATAGAGAGCGTAAGAAGTATCTTATTGATGTAATTGCAAAGAAAATAGAAGAAAATAATATCAAAAATCTTAGGATTGTTCCAATGTGGTATGAAGGTACAGATCATTCGCAGATACAGAAATGGCTTGAATATGCCGAAAACACAGACAAAGAAGGCTGTATGGTTCAGTTTGATACCACATATAAATGCAAGAGAACCAAAGAACTTATTAAGGTCAAGTGTTTCTATGATTGTGACCTAAAGTGTATTGATATTGAGCAGGGAATAGGTAAAAATGCAAATACTCTCGGAGCAATTCTTTGTGAATATAAAGGAAACATTGTAAAGGTTGGTTCTGGCTTTACCGATGAACAGAGAAATTATTATTGGAATAACTCTGATGAAATCGTTGGTAAGATAGTCACGGTTAAGTATAAGGAAGAAACTAAGAACAAGGACGGTAGTTATTCTTTGCAATTTCCAGTATTTCAGACTGTAAGATTCGATAAAACCGAGCCAAATGTATAATTATAAGTAAGTGATAAAAAATGAGTAAAATATTTTGCAAAATCACTTGACATTTCTGTTAGATATGGTATAATAAGTATGTAATCAAATTATAAGTAAATAATAATATGGTTACTCAAAATATAATAATTAAAGGAGAATATAAAAATGAGTGAATTTAGTACGGAATCAGCAAAGGCTTACAAAGCAATATTGGAATCACTTGGATGTAGTGGGATATTGACTTCTTCAAATACTATTAGCAAGATGAGTTGTGAAGTTACAAATCATCTTGTAGAACAGTTCACTAAGTATGATACCACATACATAAGGACAGTGCTTACTTTTGCAGACGGTTCTAAGGAGTCGGTAGAATGTCCTGCTGATAAGGCAGATGCTTATTATGGCTTCACAACCTGTTACGCAAAGCATATAGCAAAGAAGCTCCTCAACAAGAATATTTCTGATATGGCAGATTATTGGCTCATTACTAAGCCTAAGAGAGAAGCCGAAGCTCGTGCAAAGGCTGATGCTCAGAAAGCAGAGAAACAGAGACTTGCAGAACGTGATAAGAAGAGGCGTGAACAGTATAGAATCCGTATGGAAGCAATCAGACGTAAGGAAGCTTACGAAGCAACTAAACTTGCCGAAGAAAAGTATGGAGTTCCAGCTGATTGGTCTGAAAAGTAAATTTTAAGGAGATAATGATATGAGAGTAATAATATTTGCGGTAATAGTAAATGTAATAATCTTTATAGCTAATGTGGTTTATATGAATCGTATCAGCAAAGAAGTATATTTTAATCTTGAAATGTTTGCTAAACTCAAATGTTTATCTGATGAGTTTGAAAGATATAATATTAAAAACTCAAAATATTGGGTTGGTGTTTCTATGTATGTATATTTTGCTATTCCTGTTATAAATGTTATTACCCTCTTTATTTCCTGTTTCGACTATGATAATATGGTAAAAGACATTCAGAAAACTACGATTAATGAGTTTATGGCTTGGGTAGAAAATAATAAGTATGAGTTTATGGCTTGGATAGAAAATAACAAGTAAAATACAATATGATTAAAGGAGATGTTAAAATGATACATAAGAAGTTTATGGATATTCAGAGGATTAAACCTGAGTATGCTAACGGGTTTAGCGTTGGTGATTACATAGTTATTCAAGAAAAGATTGATGGCTGTAATGCAGCTATTAGATATGATTCTGAAACTGATACGATAGTCGCCCAATCAAGAAATAATATTCTTGGCGTTGGCAATAATCTCAGAGGATTTTATGAGTGGTCGCAGAAGCTCAATAAGGAACTCGTAAAATCTGTTCTCGGCGACAACCTTGTATTATTTATGGAATGGCTTGTGCCTCACACTCTGTCTTATCCGGAAGAGCGTTATAATCATACTTATTGTTATGACGTGTATGATAATAATACAGAAAAGTATCTTCCTCAGAGTACAGTTCAAGCTATTGTAAGCAAACTTAATCTTACTTATGTTCCTACATTTTATGAGGGTAAATTTATTTCTTGGGAACATTGTATAAGTTTTGTGGGTAAAACTGAGCTTGGTGGTGAACACGGCGAAGGAATTGTAATTAAAAATCAGACAATGCTTAACAATCCTAATGCCCGTCAGCCGTTCTACATCAAGATTGTAGCTGAAAAATTTCAGGAAACACATACTCATAAAGAAGCAAGAGTTGTTGACCCAATGACGATGAAAAAGAGAGAAGAAGTCCAGAAGCTTGCCGAAACTATCGTTACAGAAGCAAGAGTAAGGAAACTTCTTAATAAGTTTGTTGATGAAGGTATTCTCCCTGAGAATTGGTCTTTAGAGGAAATGCCTATTATTGTAAAGAACTTAACTAAGGCTGTTTACGAGGATTGTGTTAAGGAAGAATCTGAGACAGTAAAGCAGATTGATAATTTCGGCAAGGTTGCTAATGGCATCGCTATGAAATTAGCAAGAAATATTGCAAGTGAAAGATAAGGAGATAATAATATGCCCTATGTAAATCAGGAACAGTACAATAAACAACGTAATCTCAGAGATATGATTGATGGATTGCTAAATCGTATTGCTGTTACACATGATTTGGAAGAAATTGATAAAAGGGTTAACTGTTTACATGGTAGTATTTTGAGATATGCTCAAATGCACCGTGATCGCATAAATGGTGTTTATAAGGAGAATATTTAAATGAGAAGGAGATATTAAAAAATGAATACTTCATATATAAGAAATATGAAAAACATAGAGTCTAATTCAGTAGATTCTTGGTATAATGTATGTTACTGTGTACCATTTATGCATATGGATTTTAAGGAAACAAGATGTGATACGACAAGATTTGCATATAATAAGCTAAGATTGGACAGTCTTGGTGGTTGGGGACTATATTTTGTTAATGACAAAGACCAGCTTGTGGTGCTTGATTGGAGACAGATAATTAGTATGATTCCTATTCCAATAAAGGAATGAAAGTGAAATTTCGTGATAAGTTTTAGTTTAAAATAATTCCATTTTAGACTAAAGGCAGAATCATTAAACTATTATGAAACAGATTTTTTATTGTATGTGAGGAGGTGATAAAAATAAGCAAATTTTATATATCAGACTTACATTTTGGTCATCAAAAATGTATTGATTTTGACAGCAGACCATTTAAGTCACTTGATGATATGAACGAAACAATGATACAAAATTGGAACAGTGTTGTTTCAAAAGGTGATTTGGTTTATGTTCTTGGTGATATGTTCTGGGATAATAGACTAATTCCTGAAATAATGCCAAGACTCAAAGGTACAAAATTCCTTATAAAAGGCAATCACGATAGAATTTCTACAGAGCATAACAAATATTTTGAGTGGATTAAGGATTATGATGTAATTAAAGATAATGGCGAACATCTTGTTCTTTGTCATTATCCTATTGCACATTGGATAAATGCTGATTATGGATATATTCATCTGTATGGTCATATTCACGCAGGACGTGATACAAGACCTTTTCAGGAATATGCAAAAATAATGAAGAGTAAAGGATTTAGTTATGAGTGCTACAATGTGGGTTGTATGCTTCATAATTATACACCTGTTACTTTGGAACAGTTAAGAAAGGAAGATAAAAATGAATAACACACCAGAAATTCTTAATGCACAGATTAAAAATGTATCAATCTATTGCGAAGACCACGGTATTCTTACATTTGGTATTGCCGTTGATATTTCCGATGGAACAGCTTGTGTTATAGGTGGATATGTTTTAGATGAATATAATAATAATACAAAGAAACGTCAGTGTTGTCCTTATAGTATGGATTTAATTGCACAAATTATGAAAGTTGTTGGTGTAGGTAAGTGGGAAGATTGTAAAGGTAAGTACATAAGAGTGGTTTCAAATGGTTTGGGTAGGTCTATTACAAAGATAGGAAATCTTATGAAAGACGAATGGCTGGATATACCAGAGTTTTTCAAAGAATATGGAATTGAGTAATATGATGAAAAATTGCTTTTATCGTAATCGAAAGATCGAAAGAAGGTGTTAAGAATGACTACTGGACAAGAAATAATTCGATTTTATGACAATGATAAAACAACAATCATTCTTGATAATCTGTTTAATCATAAAAACATTCTTCAATATGCAAAAGAACATCGTTTAAATGTTGTATTTACAGAAACAAGTGCTTCTAATGCTGTAGAAATAATTTATGATTTTTGTCAGAATGGTTTTGAGTTTTCATTTTTAGTAGTTGATAATTATGCTATGGGATTAAAATTAGAACCACATATTTATTGTAAATTTATAAACATAAATAATAAGTAAATAATAAAAACTGGAGTGATAAATATAAAGGTATTAGAGCTGTTTGCTGGTACACGAAGTATCGGTAAGGCATTTGAAGCAAAAGGTCATGAAGTGTTTTCAATCGAATGGAATAAGGATTTTGAAAATATTGACTTATATGATGACATAATGAATGTTACGGCAGAAATGATTATTGAAAAATTTGGTCATCCGGATGTGATATGGGCAAGTCCTGATTGCACAACTTTTTCTATCGCTGCAATTAGTCACCATAGAAGAAAGAACTCTGAAACAGGAAATCTCGACCCTGTAAGTGATTACGCTAAGTTTTGTGACAAAGTAGACCAACACGTTTTGGATTTGATTCGTGAATTAAAACCTAAATATTATTTTATTGAAAATCCTCGTGGTGGAATGAGAAAAATGACTTGGATGCAAGGCTTACCCAGATATACTGTTACATATTGTCAATACGGAGATAAGAGAATGAAGCCTACGGATATTTGGACAAATCACCCTAATCCACAATTTAAACCGCCGTGTCATAATGGGGATAAGTGTCACGAAGCTGCACCAAGAGGTAGTAAAACTGGAACACAAGGATTTAAGGGGTCGGTTGAGAGAAGTCGTATTCCTGAAAAACTGTGCGAATATATTGTAGAAATTTGTGAAAATACATAATTTAAGTAAATAATAAGATATGAGTGATAATTTGAATAAAGAGAAATTAACAATGAACGTTTTGTTTTCGGGAATTGGTTGTCAAGAAAGAGGTTTTGAAAACTCAAATTTGTTTGATGTTGAAGTAGTAAATATATCAGAAATCAATAAAGAAGCAGTTCTTTCTTACGCAGCTATTCATTGCGGATTAACACAGGAAATGGTTAATACATATGCCGAATATCCTTCGAGAGAAGAAATGGTAAGACAGCTTAAAGAAATCAATCTTGGTTATGAACCTGAAAAGAATAAGTGCTATGATTGGGACAAGCTTGCAAGGCGTAAAACCAATGATATTGAAAAATACTGGCTTGCTTGTAAGTTGACTCATAACCTCGGAGATATAAATAAAATTGAGTTTTTGTCGTATGCTGATTTATGGACAATCTCGTTTTGTTGTCAGGACATCAGTGTAGCGGGTAAAATGAGAGGTTTAAAGCCAGATAGTGGTACAAGAAGTTCTCTCCTTTGGGAAAACATAAGACTTCTCAAAAGAGCAAAAGATGATGGAACACTACCAAAGTATCTTATGTTTGAAAATGTTAAAAACCTTGTAAGTAAGAAATTTTTTGATGACTTTAATAATCTGCTTGAAGTCCTTAATGAACTCGGTTTTAACTCCTATTGGAAAGTTCTCAACGCAAAGGATTGTGGAATACCTCAAAATAGAGAGCGTGTGTTTGTAATCAGTATTCGTAAAGATATTGATAATGATACATATGATTTTCCAAAGCCCTTTGATACAGGCATCAGACTTAAAGATGTTCTTGATAAAGAAGTTGATGAAAAGTATTATTTGAGTAAAAATATTCAAGAACGTTTTGTTATGAATATTGAAAAATATGATAGCGAAAATAATATCGGCTACATTCCAAAGGAGCAAATACCAATAGACAGATCCACAAACGATACAAATTTTAATTTAGAATATAGTAATTGCATTACCGCACGAGAAGACCGTGGAGTATCAAATAGGAAGGCTGAAGGTACAGCCGTTCTTGAATTAACCAATAATTGTATTCAAGTAGGTAATTTAAATCATTATAATTACGATGAAATGAATAGAGTTTATTCCAAGGAAGGCTGTTGTCCAACATTAAGAACAATGCAGGGTGGAGATAGACAACCGAGATTACTTGAACCTATCGCAACAGTTACAGAAGCTACTAAAAAGGGATATGCCGAAATTTACGAGGGAGATAGCGTTAATCTTGAACAGCCAAATTCAAAAACAAGACGTGGAAGAGTAGGTAAACAAGTTGCGCAGACATTAACCACATCTTGTAATCAAGGCATTGTAGAACCAACTGTTCAGAATTTTCGTGTTCGTAAGCTAACACCCAATGAATGTTGGAAGTTGATGGGTCTTACAGAAGAAGATTATGTTAACGCTAAAAATATCGGTGTTGCTGATAGTCAGCTTTATAAGCAGTCTGGAAATGGCATTGTCACAAACTGTGTAGAGTTGCTTGCAGAACATTTGTATAAGGCACAATATGATAATACATATAAATGTACTGATGAAAATTTTATATAACCGCAGATGAACTTGACTGCGGAAATAAGTTAATTCAAGTGATTGGTAATTATAGCCCAAGCAACCACGATGCTTCAAGAATAGTTAATCCTAATGGAATTGCTCCAACAGTAAAAGAAAATCATGGGACAGTAACTGCTATATGTAGTAATAATTTTTAAGCTATTATTACTACATATAGTAGTACAATAAAAATTTCATTTTGTGATGAGGGGAGAAGTGAAAAATGACTGAAATCAAACTAAAACCCTGTCCGTTCTGCGGTAGTGATAAATTGAAGGTTGACAGCAAGCGAACATGTAATTATAGTACAAGACGATGTTCTGTTTCAGTTTGCTGTATGAAATGTCACGCCAGAGGTTCTACTGTCGGTATTGATATGCCTACAGACAAGTATAATGAACGTGAGATTTGTGAAAATGCTGCTATTGAAGCATGGAATAGGAGGGCTGACAATGGCTGAATACATAGAGCGTGAAATTGCGAAAAAAGCATTCCAAGACATAGGTACTGGGCGCAGGGACGGGTGGACGACATCACTGTCACCAGAAGAGGTTGCTGGTTATCTTGCCGATTATTTTGCCGATTATCTTGCCGAGTATCTTGATGACATTCCTACTGTCGATGTTGTACCTGTCCGTCACGGGTGTTGGGTACGACCGCACTGGAAGAACAGTAATTATTGCTGTGACTGTTCGGAGTGCGGTGGGGAGGCAATGCACAGAGACTATCAGTGGAATAAATATGGCGTATACCCTATCTGCCCCAACTGCGGGGCGAAGATGGATGGAGATGTAAGTAATGTGGGTAATAATTGATTATCTTGTCAGAGTATCAAAAGACATTGAAATAACACCTGAAGAATACTGTAAGCTTCACGCCAATAGCAATTCAATAGCAGGTATATTTCCAGAAGAGTCATTTGATCGTAACATTTCCTATGGCAAAGAAGCGATGAATGAACTTAAAGATTACCTTGATAAAAAGAATAACTAAATCACAGTTTTATTAAGAGAAAGGAGTACAGAAAATGAATAGACAAATTCAGATTGGCGGTGTATACCGTCATTTCAAAGGCTTTACAGCAAGGATTATCACTCTTGCTACACATACCGAAACAGGCGAACAGCTTGTGATTTATGAGTGCAAAGGCACAGAAAACAGCGGAAATCACAAAGACGGCATATATGCCCGACCGCATGAAATGTTTTTGTCAGAGGTAGACCGTGAGAAATACCCTGATGCAAAGCAGAAATACCGTTTTGAGCTGATAGAGGAGTATGATGAAAATGCACGAGTCTGAACAACAAATGTGGGAAACAAAATCTATTATCCATGATTCATATGCCTGTCCCTTTTATGGTGATTATGATCCGGGCATTAACCCTATTACTGGTAAATGTAGCGGCTTTATCCCACACAGCTCTTACGACTATAATGTAGCAATGAAGGAATATTGTACGGATTGTCCTGTACGTGGATTTGATATATCATCTTGTACAATTTATTATAAATTGAAAGGAAGTGTTAATTTGAAAGATATAGAACTTTGGCACGGCGACTGTCTTGAACTTATGAAAGATATACCTGATAAGTCGATAGATATGATATTGTGTGACTTACCTTATGGGACAACTGCTTGTGAATGGGATTCGGTTATTCCATTTGAGCCTTTGTGGGAACAATATAATAGAATAATAAGAATAAATGGATATATTGTCTTATTTTCATCTCAACCTTTTACAACAAAATTAATTAACAGTAATATTAATAATTTTTCACACCAATGGATATGGGACAAGAAAATGTCGGCTAATCCGTTATTGTGTAGAAAAATGCCAATGAAAAATTTTGAAGATATATGCGTATTTTGTTTCAATTATGACAAATACGATTTTAGAAGAATATATTTTAAAAATGTGTTAGAATTTATCAAAAAATCCAAATCAGAAGTTATAAAAGAAACAAATCAAGGATTAGACCATTGTTTTAGATATAATAGTCTGCAATTTAATATTCCAACAGAAGAAAATTATAATTTGTTGATTGATAAATATAACCTCAATAAAATGATAGGCTTTATCCCATATGATAAATTAAATATTTATAAGAGAGTTTACAATCCACAAATGATTAAATTGAAACATAGTAAAGTTATAGGCGGTGGAAAATTTACCAAAACTGATTTTTTGGGTCAAACGTTCACCTCAGATAAAAAAATAACAAATGAACGTTATCCGACAGCTATTATACAATTTTCAAATAGAAAAGGCGAAACATTACATCCTACTCAAAAGCCTATCGAATTACTTGAATATCTAATCAAAACTTACACTAACGAAAATGAAACTGTTCTTGATAATTGTATGGGTTCAGGTAGTACAGGTGTAGCTTGTAAGAACCTTAATCGTAAGTTTATCGGTATTGAGCTTGATGATACATATTTTAAGATAGCTAAAGAAAGAATTGAAAATACATAAGGAGAATGCAAAATGATATGCCCTTAAATTTAACTAAAAGTTCAGACGAACTAAAACAACTTATCGCAGAAAATCCAGACCTGCCCATTGTGATTCTCGTGGGTCAGTATGCAGCTTCGGACGATTATGGATATACATATTGTACTCAAATTCATTTTAGCATTGAAGAAATCCTTGATTGTACATTACCGTTTGGCGATGACTATTTATATAACGATCGAGACGATTTTGAAAATGCTCTATCGGATTACTTGGCAGACTGTGAAGAATACGAAAATTTATCTGACGAAGAATTTTAAACCCTATTAGACAAGGAACTAAGTAAGTATGAACCTTATTGGAAGAAAGTAATTGCTATAACAGGCGATAATTAAAAAAGAGAATGTAATAAGTACATATGTAAGAGAAAAGGTGTTAATAATACCTTTTGAAAAACTGTTTAAAATATGTTCTATTTCAGATTGGTTTACCAGCGATGATTTAGACGATATGTCTTGGTTGCTTGAAAAGAAGTTCCCAAATGAATTTGAATATGCAACGGTTGGTAAATTTCAAATATCACCAACAGAAGATGAGTTTATTGACTTTATTCTTGAGTATGAATGGGACAGTTACTGTGAAGATTTCGGTAAAGTCAGAGACTTATATAACATCGAGAAAGAAAATTTCCTACCCGTTTTTCAACGTCTTAACCCTGACTTCACTCTTGAAAATATGGACAATGTTAAGGTTGTAGAGTTCTGTTGGTATAATTGTTGTGAAGCTCCAAATTATTATGATGTTGAAGATGATTTTTACAAGGAAATAAAGAGGGAGGATATAAAATGAAAATTCATAAATGTGACTTATGCGGTAAGGATTTCAATGTTTTTGATGAGCAAGAACACTTCGGTTTACATTATAACAATGTTGGCTATGGTAGCAAATATGATGAATGTCACATTGACATAGATATGTGTTGTGATTGCTTTGATAAGATGATGGTAGAGTATATAGAGCCAAGGTTAAAATTTAAGGATTCGGCTATTACGGATTATGAAGATTTTGTTGTGAAACATTACCCTACATAATAATACAATATAATGAAAATCCACTTTTATTGGACTTTATATCATCATAAAGTTCTTTAGTCATATGTATGTTAAGCGGATTCCAACCTTGCTGAAGTGCTTGCCAAAAGGCGATTAAGTATTCATTACTGTCATTTGCTTGTTTATTCTCACACTTGATTTTATCAATTACGTTACAACCACCAGCAAAAGGCTCAATATATGTTGTGATGTTATTATTGGCTATATACTTCTGAATGATCGGCACAATGTCCTTTGCTATACGGCTTTTACTTCCCATATACTTAATTTTTATCAACTCCTTTTGTACAATAAAAGTGGATTTCTAAAACAGGAGGTTGCTTTAGCAGGATTGTGTGCCACATATAACGCTAAATGGTTTGGTGGATATGCTGGAATAGTACATACAAAAATAGGCACAGAGCGTAATTATTATGATGAAGCAGTAAGAAACGTACTCAAACAAGTGCCTATGCTTAAAGACGTAACATTTACTTGTGGTGATTATCTCAGTATTATACCATACAACGCAGTAGTCTATTGTGATCCACCATATCAGGGAACTACGAAATATAAAGACGAGCTGAATTATGATACATATTGGAATTGGGTTAGAGAAATAAGCAAAAATAACATTGTTTTATGTAGCGAATACAATGCTCCATCTGATTTTGAGTGCATATGGAGCAAGGAATTGACTACTACATTAGACAAAGCAAGTAGAAGCAAGGCAGTAGAAAAATTATTTACATGCAAAAATTGATTCTACAATAAAATTTTTCTTTTGTTAAATTATAAGTAAATAATAAAAAACACATTAAAAATCGCTTGACAGAATTTCTTAAAGTGGTATAATAATAGTATCACAATTAAGGAGGTGATAAAACGAATGATAAAATTTCAAAATGATTGCTGTGATTGTGCATTACATTGTCGAGGAAGCACTTGCAGAAACAGAAATGTTCCTCATTTTTATTGTGATGAGTGTGAAGATGAGACAGAAGAGCTGTTTGAATATGATGGAGAACAAATTTGCCAAGATTGTCTTATTTCAACAGTGCCTAAAATTAAATTAGAAGATTACATAGAAAGTGATTATTGAAAGGAAACGTGAATAATGTATAATGAGAGAAAAACAAAGGGTACGTCCACCCTGACAGGTTTTATGGCTTTAAGTATTATCGTTCAGGTAACTGGTTTTTATTCCTTAACTTCTGCTTTAAATCAGATAGAAGTGAATAATAATATAAAAAGCAAAAATTCAAGTATAACATACACCGCAGAAAATCTTGCTAAATCAAGCAACATTACTAATACATATTATGAAGTCCCTATGGAGATACCAATAGAAACATTAGATATTCCGACTTGCAATACTGAGTTTAAGACCTATATGGATTACCGTTGTATTACTGATAAAACTTCTGCTCAGTATGAACTTCAACAGTTTGCTTGGACTGATGAAGACGGTTTTCGCAGAATAGGTGATGATTACATAGTTGCAATGGGAACATATTATGCTGAAAATGTTGGAGACAAATTTAAGATAACTCTTGATACAGATAACGAGATAACAGTCATAATAGGGGATATTAAGCAGGATGCACACACAGATTACTTTAATCAGTATACACCTATCTATGATGAAAACGGCATCTTCTTTAGTGGTAACGTGCTTGAATTTATAGTTGATACGGATGTTTTACCTAAAGTGCCGAGAAGATTAGGAACAGTAAGCTATTTTGATTATTTAAAGGGTAATATAAAATCTATAGAAAGGATTGAAACAGAAGAATGACCGAAGCACAGTGGGATAGAAATGCGAGGTGTTTAAAGCATTTTAGACATTATATGAATAAGATGACTAAGGAGTATGAGCTAATTAACTCAGAAGCACCTACTAAAGTACATAAAGCAACTAATGAGGAAACCGAATATTACATGAGTATTCTTGACAAACGTAAGACAAGATATTTTAATCCGCTGTTAAATTGAAAGGAAGTGATAAAATGAGCGATAAAATTGAAAGTATAAATATGAGCGTGGCTGTTTTTTCAGCAAATCTTGTAACTGTTAAAGATGTAGAAGAATTTGTCAGAGTAGCAAGTAGCTGTCCTAAAGGTACAGATATAAGTGTTCAGCACGGTAAGTTTATTACGGACGGTAAGTCTCTTATGGGTATTCTTTCCCTTAATCTGAGCGAACCTGTAGAGGTAGAAATCAAGTCAGATAAGAGTAGCGAAGTAATGAGTAAGATACTTAGTCAGTTTGATAAGTGGAGGGTAGAGGATTGAAAGTAGAACTTGTAAGATACACAAATGAGCCTATTCTTGCAATGGAATCTGCTGCTGGTAACTGTTATAACAGTAAGCCCTCGTCCACAGGTAAGATTGTGAAACAGTGCTATAATTCAGGACACCTATCAGTAATGGAATTTGCTCAGTTCCATTTTCATATTGAAGGTGTTTCGAGGGCTTTACTTGCACAAATAACACGTCATAGGACGGGAAAATTTGAAGTGAGAAGCCAAAGATATTGTGTAGAAGATGACTTTGAGTATGTAACTCCTAATACTATTGCCAATAACAAATCAGCAGATACCATTTATGAAAATATTATAGGTCGTATTCAAACATCTTATAATGATCTGATTTCAATGGGTATTCCTGCTGAAGATGCAAGAATGATACTTCCTAACGCTTGTTGTACAGTTATTGACTGTTCTTTTGATTTTAGGAATTTAATGCACTTCTTTAATGAAAGACTTTGCACACGAGCGCAGTGGGAGATAAGAGAACTTGCACAGAAGATGAGACAGTGTGTAATTGATGCTTGCCCCGAACTTGCACCATATTGTGTTCCTAAATGTGAAACTAATAAGATTTCATTCTGCCCCGAGAATAAGAGTTGTGGCAGGCATAAAAGATTAGAGGAGATGATAAAGATTGACTAAGAAAATATTCATTCTTAATGGAGTACACACCTCTGGCAAAGACACGTTTGTAAAATACATAAATGAATACGGTATCGATGCTGTTCATTACTCTTATGTGGATTTTACAAGAGATATGCTTGAAAGTAGGGGCATTAACATTAAGGATAAGTCTAATATGCTTAGAAAGCTTCTTTGCGATGTAAATAACGCTCTTGAAGAATATGGTGATATTCCTTTTAAGGATTGTCTTAATATTGCTGATAACTTTCATCAGAACTGGTTGGAAGGGGATTGGCTGTTCATTGATTGCAGAGAACCTAAGAAGATTGAACGTCTGAAACAGGCACTTAATGCAAAAACAGTATTTGTTAAATCCAATAAGACAATTACAGCCGATAATTTGGCAGACAAGGCAGTAGCAGAGGAATATGAATACGATTATGTTATTCAGAACACTGGTTCTCTTGATGACTTTAGAAACAACACGATAGATTTCATAAAGGACGTGATAAAGATAAAGGACGTGATAAAGTGATTATAGGTGTTGACTGCGATAATGTCTTAAATAATCTCACTGAAAGCGTTCTCAAAGTTTATAACGAAGATTATAATGATAACCTCACACCAGATGATATTACTGATTACTACATTGAGAACTTTGTTAAGCCTGAGTGTAAAGATAATTTCTATAAACTTTTCACAGATAAAAGAGTATGGAAAGGCATTTCTGTAATTGACGGCTGTGTAGATGTTCTTAAAAAGTGGAACGATTTGGGTCATACGGTCTATATTGTAACATCTACCGAGCCTGCGAATATGCTCAAAAAGGCTAATTGGTTACAGAGGATACTCCCGTTTCTGAACATACGTAAGAGACTTATCTGCATTCAAAACAAACAGTTACTCGGCGAAATAGATGTTCTCATTGATGATTGTTATGATAATCTCATAGGTGGTAAATACAGTAAGATTGTACTTGACTATCCTTGGAATAGAAATTACAACGATGAAGAACATTCTATATGTAGATGTAAAGAATGGTCTGAGATTGAAAGGGTGATTAAATGATAGTTATATATTCTACAGGTTGTCCTAAATGCAAGGTACTTATCAATAAGCTCAATGCTAAGAATATTGAATATTCGGTATTTAATGATGTTGATAAGATGATTGAAATGGGAATAACAAATGTTCCTATTCTTGAAGTTGATGGTGTAAGAATGGAATTTAAGGAAGCTAATAATTGGATAAATAGCAGGGAGTGATAAAATGGAAATAAACATTAGATTAGATAAAAATTTTACAACTCAGTACAATAAACTCCAAGGAGAATACGGTACATATATTGCAAGACTAAATGGCTTTGATGATGCACAGCTCTCATATACCGATTTTATTGATAATTTTATTGATGAAACTACGGTTGCAGATTCAAGTATTGATGGAAATAGCAACGTAAGGAGAAAGGATATAGTGACGCTCCTTACCGAGATGCCCAAACCTCATAGAAAGCTCCTTGCTTATAATAAAATACATTATGAATATCAGAAAAAGTATGGATTTAAGGCAGCCAATGACTGGCTATGGCGTGAGTGGATAGGTCAACTTTATATGCACGATGGAGATACCAGTACATTTAAACATTATTGTTTTGCGTATGACCTCAAAGATGTTGCTGAAAAGGGTTTGTTTTTCCTTGCTGATAATTTTAATCCCAAGCCACCAAAACATCTTGTGACATTTGTTGATTTTGTCAAAGAATATATCAGTTTTGCAAGTAATAGAAGTTCAGGCGCTTGTGGGCTTCCAAATCTTATTCCGTATATGTTTTATTTTTGGAACAAAGATATTGAAAACGATTATATGGGAATTAGGACTTCTCATTCTGAAAAAGCATATGCGATACAGGCATTTCAAAGATTTATTTACGCCGTCAATCAACCCTGTATACGAGATAATCAGCAATCCGCATTCACCAATACCTCCGTATTTGATAGACCGTATTTTGAAGCACTTTTTGGAGGAAGCACTTTCCCTGATGGTACATATATGATCGACTTTGAAGAAGCGATTATTAATTTTCAGAAACTCTATATGGAAGTTATGTCAGATATACGTTCTGAAAATATGTTTACGTTCCCAGTAAGTACAATCTCACTCCTTCGTAAGAATGGTCAGTTTGAAGATGAAGATTTTGCCAAGTGGGCAATTAAGCACAATATGAAATGGTCGGACAGCAATCTTTTTATTGACGATAATGTTTCAAGTCTTTCTAATTGCTGTAGACTTAAATCTGATATTCGTGACCTTGGTTATTTTAATTCAGTTGGCGGCACAGCTTTAAAGGTTGGCTCTGTAAAGGTATCAACAATTAACCTTGCTCGTTTAGCACTCGACACAAATACCAAAGAAGAATATCTTGAAGAACTCAAGGTTAGAACATTATCTAACATTAGAGCTTTGGATATTGTTAGAAATATTATTAAAAGAAATGTTGAAAAGGGTTTGCTTCCCAATTTCTCTTATCAACTTGTTGACTTTGAGCATTTGTACAATACAATCGGATTTATTGGTATATATGAAACAATGAAAAAGTTTGGTTGTACAACTACAGATGAATTTGGAAATGTATATTATACTGATAACGCTTCAGTTTTTGGCAAGCAGATATTTGATACAATGAGAGAGGTTGCTGATAAATTTATTACCGATAATCATTGTGATTATATGATAAATACTGAACAGATACCAGGTGAAAGTGCTGCATCGAAACTTATGAATAAGGATAAATTCTTCTATCCTGATGCTAACATTTATGATCTTCCTCTTTATGGCAATCAGTTTATTCCTTTGGGAATTAAAACTACATTAAAGGAACGTATTCGTATTCAGGCTATGTTTGATAAATTCTGCAATGGTGGTTCAATTCTTCACGCAAATATAGACAGTCCTTTTGATAGTTTTGATAAAGCTTATAAGATGGCTTGTTATATAGCTGACGCAGGAGTTACCTATTTTGCATTTAATACTAAAATTCAAGCGTGTGAAGATAATCATGCTTTTTATGGAACGACTTGTCCTGTTTGTGGTAAACCTATTGCAACAGAATATACGAGAGTAGTTGGTTTTTATACGCCTATCAATACATGGACTAATGCTCGTAAGAAAGAGTATTGTATGCGTAAATGGGAAAATACCAGCAGCGGTATGGGAGAATAAATGAAAATTAAGGGCTTAGTCGATGAAGATTTCGTAAACTTCAAGTTGCCCTGCATGTTCATTTCTGTTGGTACTTGTAATTGGAAATGTTGTGTTGAAGCAGACATTCCAATTACAGTTTGCCAAAATAGCGACTTAGCTAAACAAAAGGACATCGATATACCTATTGATGAAATATTTAATAGGTATATCTTAAATCCTATTTCAGAAGCTGTTGTTATTGGTGGACTTGAACCGATGATGCAATTTGAAGATATTTATAACTTAATTAAGTATTTTCGTGATAAAAAGGTAAATGATGCTTTTGTGATTTATACGGGCTATTATCCAAATGAAATTCAAGATAAAATTGAAAAGCTAAAAGCATTTAAAAATATCATTTGTAAATTCGGACGATATGTACCAAATCAAGAAAAACATTTTGATGATGTATTAGGAGTAAATCTTGTAAGTGATAATCAATATGGTGAGGTGATTAGCTG